GTATTTAGTAAAGTATTGAAAAATGTAAATGTTGATTTATCTGAATATGGGTTTGTTAGAGATATAAAAGGGAATTTATATAGGATTGAAAATATGCCTAATGGTATTCAAATAAAAAGTCCTGCAAATTTAAGAAATAATAATATTAAGCATTTACCGGGAATAAAATGTTATAGAATATTTGCACATGGATCTAAATTAGAGAGTATTAGTAAAGATTTAAAATGTAAATATTTAAATATTAATAATACACCATTAGGTAAAAGGATAGGAAAAATTGAATTAAGTCAAGAAGACATAGAGAAATATGGGGTATGAGATTTTTAGAATATATAAGTGAGAAAAAGTATAGTGGGTATTTTAAAGTTGATGGAGAATGGGTTAAGAAGACTTTTTATACAGATGCTAATAGTGAAAATGAAGCATTAAGAAATTTTATGAAGCGATTAGCTGATTATTATGATATAAGAGTAGAAGTAATAACTAGAAAGTTTTCACAAAAAGGAAATAAATGGGATCCTATAGATGGGTATGATTATAAGATATTAAAGGAAGGTAAAATAATAGATACTATATTTGATGGTTATATGAAATATAATGTTATTGAAAATCCTTCTCCTGAACAATTACAAACTTTATTAAATAAAAGTAAGTATAATGTGGTAAGATTTTTAGCAAGTAAAAAATATGCCGGGATATATGCATTTATTTCAGATAGTTTAATACATAATGATATATATCAATCATTAAAGAATATTAATATAAATCCTTTAGGAAGTTTTCACGGATATATATTTGAATCTGTTAATGGGGTATTGAAAATAGATGGAGATTATTTAAATGAAAAGGATAAAAAGATGTTAGAATCTAATAAAATGTTTATGAAAATGATTAAAGGATATGAAATAGATTGGGCGGTATATAAATGAGATTTTATCAATATTTAATAGAAGGAAAGATTATATGAAAAATTTATTCAGGGATATAGTTATAGAAAATCCTACTCCTTAACAATTAGTAAATTTAGCAAAAAAATCTACATATAAAGAAATTAAATATATAGTATTTAAGGATTCTAATAATATTTGGATAATAAGTGGGATATATCATATCATTCAGATATGTTAGATATATTAGAAAATAAATATAATGTAAATGTAGATAAAGCAAAATTAGGATATATAGAACTTAAAGGTCATATTTTTATGTTTTATATAATTTTGTATTAGGGAAAAATAAAGGGTTTATAGATATGATGAAAGGATTAGAGTATAAATTTAAAACTTATTAAGGGGGAAAATGAAAAATTATTTTTATTATAATGTAACAAGAAAAGCAACGATTCAATTGATGGATATGTTAAATGATATTAAGATATTAAGGTATCATGAAGATGGGTCTGTTAGAAAATATATTAATGTACCGTTGAAATTTGCACCTAAACAAAAAGAATATATGTGGTTAAGAAATAAAAATAAGCAATTTGTTGTTCCGCAAATTGCTTTAAATTTAACTAATATAGATTATTCATCTGAAAGACAAGTTAATAAACATGAATATATTGTTAAAAGTGAAAGTCCGTCTGCTGGAGAATTAGACAAATTTTTAAACCCAGTTCCTTATGATATTACTTATGAATTAAGTATATATGCTATTAATATAGATGATATATATCAAATCGTAGAACAAATATTACCATATTTTAGTCCTAATGCTTGGTTTACTATAAGAATTCCTCAAATAGGATCAATTCTTAATTTAAAAGTAATATATCAAGGAAGTTCTCCAGATATGCCATTAGAATTATCTGATAATATGTATAGAGTATTAAAATGGGATATGACATTTTTGGTTCAAGCATATTATTTTACTCCATTAGAACAAACAAAATTAATTAAAAGAATTTTAGAAAATATTTATTTAAATGAAGATAATTTTGATGATAGAAGTACTGATACAATTTATACAAGTGGGGCACCAGTAAGTGGAGCTCAACAAACTTATGATACTTGGACAAATGAATTAAATCGAGAATCATCTGGGAATATTAATTATACATTAGATATATTTGAGGAAGGTTAAATGAAATTTTATCAATATTTAATAGAAAGATTATTAGTTTCTGAATTTAGATTTGGGTTTGAATTAGAAGCATTATATGAAAAAAGTAAATATAAAAATGTATTATCATATATGAAATTATATTATCCAGATTTAAAAATTGATAAAGATTCAAGTTTAACTGGTGATAGTAAACATGGAACATTTGAAATGAAATCTCCAATATTAACTCCTAATATAAAAGAATTTGATAAATTAGAAAAATTTTTATTAAATTTACATAATAATTATATTTCTACTAATGAAACTTGTGGATTTCATATTCATATCTCTTTCCCAAATTATAATCTAGATGATGTATTATGGATATTATGTAATATTGCTATAACCCCAAAATATAGTAATACTATTAAATTTTTTGAAACATATGACTTTATATCTGTATATTCAAATGATAGATTATTAGAAGAATTGAAAACAGCAATAAAAAATAAATATATTAAAAAAATAAAATCTACGTTTGACCACTTGAAAGGACAAAAATATAATATATTAAATCCTAGTGAACATGATACAATTGAATGGAGAGGACCTAGAAATTTTCTAGAAACAAAAAATATAAATGTTATAAAAGATTTTATTAAAAGAATTCATGAAGTTTTAATGATTTTTAGTAAAAGCTTAGATAATAATGTTATTAATGGGTGGTTAACTAAAGAAAAACTTAAGATTGGTTCATATATTAATTTTAAAGATGAACCTAAAATATTTACAGAATTTGAAGATTCTATAAGAATCCGACTAAATAAAAACTTTAAATGGGTATATAAAATAAATTTTAAAAAAATATATAAGATTCATATAAGAAATGGTTATTTATATATAATGCATTCTGCTCTTGAAGGGGGAGAAATAAAAAATGGACGATTTTACTATAATAACATTATTTCTTCTCAAATAATTGAGGGTAAATTTCTAGAAAATAATTTTAAAAAATGTAAAATATATTCAGGAATTTTTAATTTAGATACTTTTAATAATTGTGTTTTATTAAATGGTGAATTTGATTATCCAAATATTATCAAATCTACAATAGAAGATGGTAAATTTATTAATGGAGATATTTCAATGTGTAAAATAATTAATGGTGAGTTTGTTAAGTGTGATATAAATACTCCACTTAAAAGTATAACAAATGGAACATTCTTAAATTGTTATATAACTCGTAGATTTTATGAAAAATTAGTAATTAAAAATGGAAAAATAATTGATGAAGATAAATTTTAAAAAATATAGAATAATAGGGTATGTTAAATATAAAGGTATATGAAGTATAGAAAATCGAGTTTATATAAATAATAATAGATTAAAACACATTTTAATCAAATTATATTAAACATATTTTAAAGCCTATCAAACAAATTATTTAGAAACGCATCTTAACTGAGTTATTCTAACTTAGTAATAAAATTAAAAATTTAATTTTTTATCTATTTATAGATATGAAGTGTGATTAATATATGTTTAAAAATATATTAATAAAAAGGAGATAAATATATGGGATTTTTTTTAAGTCCGTTAGTGAATATCGAAGAAATCGATTAAATATGGTCGCATTATATAGTAATATATAATGAAAACCCCTTTAATTGCTGGAATCCCCTTAGAGCTATTGAAACTACAACATAAAAAGAAATTTTAAGTGTGAATGTTTAAAAATTTAATAGATTGGGCAATCAGCAGCGAAGCTTCTAAATTTTATAAATATGAAGAACGTTCAACGACTATTCCGTTATGGAAGTAGATTATAAGCTATTGATAATCGAAAAAAGGGGCAACCTTCTAGGTTGAAGATATAGTCTCATCTATATAGAAATATATAGTCAATTTTATAATTGAATAGAACGTAGCGAATTCTATTAAGATAATGCTAACAACTACCATACCAGCAGTAACAACAAATATTGGAGTTGTTATTCTTCGAAATACATATAAAGGACAAGAATTAAAAACAGATTTTTCAACTAGTGTTGATGAATTAATTGACAAGGTTGGAAAGCCAACTAGTACTGCGCATTGTTATCAAGATATATTAACATCAGCTGCTTTCTTAAAAGTTGCAAATAAATTATATCATACTAGAGCAATGCCAGTTTCAGCATCATTTGCTGGTACTAAAGTTCCATCTGGAGCAGATATGACATGTTTAGGATTCACTGAAAATAATGCATTAATTTTAACTGATTTATTTAATGATGATCCTGACAATTTTGGAGATTATGCAATTTCTGGTAACTATGTAATGTGGTTAATTGCTAGTTCACGAGGCAGTTATGGTAATAATATTCGTATTGCTATTGCTGATAAACATACACAAGATTTAATTATTCAACAAGATGCTTCAGTTACATCTTGGGAAACTTATAATACTCTTGCTGCAGTAGATGAAAGATTACAAGATGAATCAGAATTTTTAATTGTTGTAGAAATTAAAAAACAAAATACTAATTCTTGGACTCAATTAGAATACTTTAGAGTATCATCTAATGAAAATCAATTAGACGATCAAGGAAGATCAATATTTGTTGAAACAGTTATTAACCAACAATCAGATTATCTAAGAGCTTCAATGAATGCTACTTATTTAAATACTGAATTTAGAATGTCTACTTCTGAATGGCAAACTTTATCTGGGGGTCAAGATAACAATGGAGATACAGTAACAGATTCTATTATAGAAGATGCATTAGATCTTTATTCAAATGCTGAAGAATTAGATGTTAGCATTTTTATTGATTCTAACAAATCTGAAACAGTTAAACAATATACATTAGATATTTGCGAAACTAGAAAAGATTGTGTTGCTGTATTAGACTGTAACTATAATTTAGTTGTAGATAATAGAGGAAATGAAACAAATGATCTCATCGATTGGAGACGTGGTTTAGGATCTTATAAAGTAGATAATATGAACGTTAATACTTCTTATGGTGCTTTATATGGTAACTGGGGTGAAGTATATGATAAATATAACCAAAAATATCGTTGGATTCCTCTATCTGGTCATGTCGCCGCTGCTTATGCTTATACAGACGACGTAACCGATCCTTGGTATGCCCCAGCAGGATTAAATAGAGGTATTCTAGATAATATCAGAAGATTAGCATGGAACCCAACTCTAGGTAATAGAGACCTTCTATACAAAAACGGTATTAACCCAATTGTATCTTTTGCAGGTCAAGGTAAAGTTATCTGGGGTCAAAAAACCCTATTAGATAAACCTTCAGCCTTCAATAGAATGAATGTTAGAAGATTATTTATTGTTCTAGAAAAAGCTTTATCTACTTCTGCTAAATACTTCTTATTTGAACCTAACACAAGCTTTACCCGTTTAGCTCTAAGAAATATGATCGAACCTTACCTTCGTGAAGTTAAAGGGCGTCAAGGAATCTACGACTTCTTAGTCGTTTGTGACGAGACTAATAATACTAGTGAACGAATCGATCGAGAAGAACTATGGGTGGACATATATATTAAACCCGTACGCGCCGCAGAATTTATTCAATTGAATATGATTGCAACAAAGACCGGAGCATCCTTCACTGAAATAGCCGAAGAACGTTCAATATAGTAATAAAATAAAATATTTATCCTCTATATGCTTTTTTTGTGTATAGAGGATATTTTTATGCTTTTTATTAAATATATAAATTATTTAAAATAAATAAAAAATTTTATGTAAAATATTTAAAAATAAATAAAATTTTTCGATGTATATGTAAAGCTTCGATATAAATAATAATGAAATAATTTATATTGGAGATATATAATGACTAAAGAAGAATTAATACAATTAAGAGAAAATAATTCAAAAACTTTTGTTGGAACATTAAAAGCACATTATCAAGAAGATCTCAAAAAAATTTTAGAGTATAATATAAAAAATAATTTAATATATTATTCTATTTCTCAAGCTTTATATAATTATGTATATGATATAACAGAATTACCTAAATGTAAAACATGTGGTAAAGAAATATTTTCATTTGGCGGAAATAAAAAATGGAAATATCAAGATTTTTGTTCTAATAAATGTTTATCTAATAACCCAGAAATTATGTTAAAAAAAGCAGAGTCACATAAAAAATTAAATAGAAGTTTTAAACAACAATTAATAGATAAAGAAAAAAATATAATAAATTCAAATCATGAAATATATAATAAATCATATTTAAAATTAAGTATTAATGATATACTAAAAGAGCAAAAATATGATTATAGAAATTTAAGATCTATAATAATAAATAAACACCCTATAATAATAAAATCATTATTTCATTATTATAATTATGATAAATATTCTTTTAATGAAGCAATATATTTATTATTAAATGATAAATCTAGACCTAAATGTTTAATTTGTTCAAAAGATTTAAAATATAAAGCAGGAGGATATCCTCAATATTGTAATAAACATAAAAATCATGCTTCAAGTTCTAAACTTGAAAAAGAAATATATGAATATATTAAAAATGATTTGAAGATAAAGAATATAATTAGAAATACTAAATTAATTATATCACCTAAAGAGATTGATATATATTTATCAGATTATAAGATAGGTATAGAATTTGATGGTATATGGTATCATTCAGAGTTAGCAGGAACAGAGAAAAAGTATCATTTAATGAAAACTGATATGTGTGAGAGTAAAGGGATACAATTATTTCATATATTTGAAAATGAGTGGATATATAAGCAAGATATAGTTAAGAGTATATTAAGGGCTAAGTTAGGTAAATTAGATAATAAGGTATATGCTAGAAAATGTATAATAAAAGAGGTTGAGACTAAGGAAAAGACTAAGTTTTTGAATAGTAATCATATACAAGGGGCATGTGGATCTAGAATAAATTTAGGGTTATATTATGAAGATGAATTAGTATCATTGATGACATTTGGGAGTCGAAAGATAAGTGGGGTTGTTCATTTTGAGTTATTGAGGTTTTGTAATAAGTTGAATACATCTGTAGTTGGTGGAAGTTCTAGATTATTTAAGTATTTTATTAGTAATTATGAGTATGATAAGATAATTAGTTATGCAGATAGAAGGTATAGTAATGGAAATATGTATAATGTATTAGGGTTTAAGTTGAGTCATAAGTCTGGGCCTAATTATTGGTATTTTGAGAAAGATTATATATTGAGGCATAGATCTAGGTATCAAAAGCATAAGTTAGGTGATGTATTAAGTAATTTTGATGATGGGTTGAGTGAGTTTGAGAATATGGTTAATAATGGGTGGAATCGAATATGGGATTGTGGAAATTTAGTATATGAGTATGAAAATTGAGAAAATATAAATAAATATAGATATATAGTAATAGTCACGCTTTAATATTTTAAGAATATTAAAAGGATTATTTTAATCTTAAGGGCTATAAGGTAATTTTGTTAACCTTATAGTCATTTTTTATTTTAAGGAGGAATATAAAATGGGTGCTGGAAACTTTAGAGGATCATTCCCATTAGATCAATTTATTGAAAATTTTAAGGGTGGATTAAGACAATATATGTTCTTTTTCATTCCGTCATTTCCTAACTTTGCTACAGTAGGTGGAATGAATACTAGTGAAGCTATTTATTTAGTTAGGGCAACTAATACCCCAGAAGCTAACTTTGAGCAAGTAATTGCATCTTGGCAAGGTTATGATTATAAGGCAGCTGGTAGAAAAACTTATAATGATTTTACTGTAACATTTAATTCAGATGTAGATGGTAAATTATTTAAGACTTTTCATAAATGGAATGATGGGATTAGAGCTGCTAAAACTGGGGTACATAAATTACCTAATGATTATATGGTAGATCAACATTTACAATTATTACATCCAACTGATCCATCAAACGTAGTAATAGAATTTACATTAATTAAAGCTTGGCCGGCTGTTATTGGACCAATTTCTCTAGATTATGCTGGTAATGAAGTTGGAAGTTTTGATGTGACATTTACATATCAACGTTTTGACATGGAAGGGGTAACTGAATAACTTAATTATTTTAAAAAAATATTTTAAAATATGAAGAAATGTGAAAATTAAATATAAATATATATAAAATATGTTTAGGAGGAAGAATGAAATATGGGATTTAAGAAGTATTTAAATCAGTATGAACTCCAAGTTAAGTTACCTGGAAGTGGTGAACAGATTAAATATAGACCTATGAATTTAGGTCAAATGAAGAATTTGTTAACACATGTTCAATCTAATAATTCTGATCATGTAGAAAATGCTATTGATTCATTAATTAGTGAGTGTATAATTAATGAAGGTTATGATATTCATAAGATGTATTTAGAAGATCGGTATTTTATATTAGTTGAATTAAGAAAAGCTAGTAAGGGTAGTAAATATGAAGTTCAGTTAACATGTGATGCAATGAAAAAAGTTAAGAATGAAGATGGTGAAGAGGTTGAAGTTCCTTGTAATTCTCAATTTATAAATATCGTAGATTTATCTAATTTTGAAGTTAAGGTATTATCTAATAATGTTGATAGAAATGTTAAATTAAATAAAAATATATCTATTGAGTTAAGACATAATACTAGAAAAGATCAAATTGAAATTGAAACATTAATGAATGAAAAGAAATATAGTAATGATATGGCTAAAGCTGCAGATCAGACATTATTATTGAGTGCTGCCGGGATATCTAGTATTACTACTCCAGATGGAAAAGAGAAAGATTTATTATTAGAAGATAAGTTATTATTGATTAATAGTTTAACTGAGAGCGAATATGAGAAAATTATTAAATGGCGTGAGAAGTATTCATTTGGTTTAGAGTTTAAGATGAAGATTAAGTGTCCACATTGTGGTAATGAAAAAGAACGTGTATTTGGGTTAGCTGATTTTTTCGGATAATTTTAAAAATATTAACTAATGAATATTCATTAGTATCGATAATTGAAGATCAGCATTATTTAGCTAAGAAAGGAAATATAGATATTTTGACATCTAATATGTTACCATTATTTGAAGTGGATGCTCATTTGAGTATGATAATAAGAGATTTAAAAGAGGAAGCAAAACATACTTCCAAATTTAAATAATGTCTCGCTTAGTTAATTTATAACTAAAGGATTTAGAGTCTAAAGGGTATTATGTATGTCTTTTAGACTTTTTTTTATGGAGATAAAATGGATATAACAACACAACGTGATAAACGTGCAATGGAATCTGCTGTTAATGCTGGCGTTGATAAAGCATTAAAGAAAAATAAGAAAAATTTAACACCAGATTCTACTCAAATTTTTGATAGTAATGATTTTGAAAAAAGTATTGAGAAGGGGTTTAAAAAAGGGTTTGAATTATCTAATAGATTATTAGCAGCTAGAACAGAATTAGCAAATGCTGAATTATCACGAAATATTAAAGATGGATTTAGAGCTGTAGGAAGTGAAATAACTGGAAGATTTTCTGATGCTTTAGATTCTTCTCAAATGCAGATGATAAGATTAGCAGGAACAATATTCAAATCTGCTGGAAGTGTAATTACAGCTCCTATTAAAGCAACTAAAGCATTTGTAAAAGGAGAAGCTAGTTTTCCTAAATTACAAGCAGGAGGGCAAATTGGAAGAGGAGGTTTAGCTGAATTACACCCTGCTGAAGTTATATCTCCAGCTCCTCATGTTAAAAAAATTGAAGAATTAGGTATAGAACAAAATTTAAAATTAGAAGAAATTGATCAACATTTAAATGAACCTAATATTGCAAAAGATATAATGAGAGGATTAAATAAATCTGTAATAAAAACACATATGATAGAATTATCTGGTAGAGCTGAAGAATTAGATATTGATAGAAATAGATTATTAGGTAGAATGTCTGAACCTTTATCATGGATTAAAAAATTAACTGAAAAAATTTGGGTATTTAATAAACTTGGTGAATGGCGTGATAGAAAAAAATCTGAAAAAGTAGCAAGATTATCTACTGAAGCAAAAAAAGAACAAATTAGAACCGCAGATAATGTTTATTCATTAGGTCTATTAATGATTAAAATATATGATTTATTACAATCTAGATATGATACTGAAGATAAATATAGATCTGAAGATTTAAAAGCCCAATTTAGAGGAAAAGAAAAACAATCAATGGGCAAATTAGGTTTTTTAGGATTATTATTAGGTGTATTTGCTAAAACTATTACTGCCCCATTTGAAGCTATTATTAATACTTTTTCATATGTAAAAAAGAAAATAAAAAGTATTACATTCATTAAAGATTTTTTCGATTTTCTAGGAAAAATATCATCAAGTGTAATTGCAATTAGAAATCAGGGATTATTACAAGGAATAATGAAAATTGAATCTATATTTAATTTTTTAGGAAAAATTCCTGTAATAGGTAAGGCATTATTAGGGTTTAAAGAAGGTGTTATTGATATATTTATTAAAGGTGTATTAGGTTTTAATAAATTTATGATTGGGGTACAAAAAGTATTTAAGATATTTACCCCAATAATTGAAGGAATTAATAAATTATTTAGTTGGGGTTCCAAAGGTATATCATTTATAGGAGAAATATTAGCTAAAATTCCAGGATTTACTAAATTATTAAAATTTATTGGGGTCGGATTTAAAGTATTAGGTTGGCCTTTTACGATTTTAATGGGATTGATAGATTTTGTTAAAGGATTTATGAATTCAAACGGTGATATATTAGATAAACTCAAATCTGGATTATATTCTGCTATTATGGGCTTTGTTGAAGCCCCAATTTTATTAATAGGAACAATAACAGATTGGGTATTAAAATTATTTGGAATTGACGGACCAGAAGGTGGAAGTGCTAAAGTAATATTAGAAAAAGTAAAATCTGGTATTAATATTGCTTTAGATATTATATTATGGCCATTTAGAGAAATTGGAGAATTTTTTAATTGGATAGAAGAAAAGTCTGATTTAAAAAGTATTTCTCAAGAAATTGATGGAGAAACTGGAGAATCTAAAACTATATTTGAACGTATAACTAGATTTTTATTAGGTGCATTAGAAATATTAAAAATACCTTTTAAAATTATATCAAATACAATAGATTGGGTTTTTGGTAATAGAAGTTTTGCAGATATATTTGTTGATACTGATAAAATTAAAGAATATTTATTAAGTGCACTTGATATATTAAAATGGCCATTTCAAATGATTGGAAATGCTATAGATTGGTTATTTGGTAATAAAGAAAAAATTAAAATCGGGAATGAAAAAAGTTTTATAGATAGTATATTTGAAAAAATTGGTCAAGTAGTTGAAGCAATAAAACAGTGGATATTTGATCATATACCTGGGGTTGAAACTATAACTGGGGTATTATCATCTGCTAAGAATATTGCAGGAAATATAATTGATACAGGAAAAGGTTTATTTAATAGTGGAAAAGAAATTGTTGGAAATGCTGTATCTGGAGCTACAGATTGGATAAAAGGATTATTTGGATCTGCTCCTGATGTAAAACAAAAATCTGTTGATATTGTTCAATCTGTTGGTAATAAAGGATCACAAATTGGAGCATTGACTACTGAAATAGTAAAACAAAAAGCTTCAGCATTAATAGATGAAGCAAAACGTCAATCAGAAATGATTAATGGTCAAAAATTAGGAATTAATAAATTAAATGAATTTATGGGTCAACAAGGTCAGAATATTTCATCATTTGCTAATTCTATTTCTAATTCTGTAAGTAGAGAAAAAGAAGCTCCTGATGAATTAGATAATTTTGGAATTTTAATGCAAAATTATGTAATGACATAACAAAGGAATAAAAAATGGCAACATATAAACACCCAAGTGTAGAACCGTGGTCAGAATTAAAAGCATTATGGATTATATTTACTCCTGCAAAAATAAAAAAACAAGCTTCGTTATATATAGGAACTGGGAGTATTGAATTAGAGGAAGGAGGTGGACCAACAATAGAATTAATGGCCCCAAGACAAATTGCTGAATCTATTGGTCATGATTGGGAACCATATGATACTATTGCTTCTAGAGTTTCACAAGCATTAGGTAAAGGTATACAAGATGTTGAACAATTTAAAAATATTGGAACTGGTATTCTTAATGCTGCTAAAAATAAAAGTATTGCCGGATCTGTTCCTGCTACACCAAATCCAACTAGAGTTGATGCTCCATTAATGTATATAAATTCTAGAAGAAGAGAATATACATTTGATTTTGAATTAATGGCTAGTGGTGGAAATTCAGATACTAATATAGTAGAAATTGTTAGACAATTTGAAACTATGTCATGCCCAGGATTTCAAAATGGTATTCAAATAGAACAACCATATGTTTTTAAAATATCAACAAGACCAAGTGGATTTTTAAATTTAAAAGCAGCAGCGTTAACTGCAGTACAACCTACATATCATAGTGAATATATATATAATGATACAGTTTTACCAGATAAAATAGATTTATCATTAACATTTATTGAAATTGCTCCATTATTTAGAAGTAATTTTTCAGAAGAGAATACAACAATTAGAACAACATTAACATAAAGGAATTAAAAAATGAGTAATGTATCACCTGTTAAAGAAGTAACACAATCATATTATGAAATTAAAAAGAAAAGATTATCTACATCTTCTCAATTAAATTTATTTAATATATTAGAAGGAGTTGATAAAGTTAAATTTATGAATATATTTAGATTTCATTCTATTAATTCTGATATATTAAATGATTCATTAAATTATTATGTTCATGATGTTGGAGAAGATGAATGGTTGGATACTATTGCTAATAAATATTACGGGAGTACTAGATTATGGTGGATTATTCCTTTATTTAATTATGAAATTAATCCATTTGAAATGTTAACACCTGGATCTCAATTAAAAGTGTTAAGATCTGAATATATTTATCAAGTGTTAAAAGATATTGAAAAGATTAAGAATTTATAGGAGTTTTAAATGTCATCAGAGTGGGATTATATAAATGATGAAATTAGTACTTCAGAACATACTAAAGATTTTTCTGTTCAAATAATGACTGCAAATGGTATTATTCTTTTAGATAATAGAAATATTATACAAGCGTATATAATTGAAGATATATATTCATTTTGTATGACTGGAAAAATTAAGTTTTATGATTTACAAGGTATTGCTGAATATGGACCGTTTACTGGAGTAGAACGTATTCAATTTATATTTGGGAATCAAGAAGAAGAAGGGTCATTTGAAAAACGAGTTGTATTTGATATATATAAAATTCAAAAAGCAACTGGGTCATTAGGAATAGAAACAGAAAGTACTCCTGTATTTGAATTAATATTTACAGAACCATTATTTAAAAGATTAACACAACAAAGATTTAGTAAAGCATATAATTATAATAATATTTTAATAACCGATATTATTCAAGATATTTTAATTAATATATGTGATCTTGATGAAATAGAATTAGGTGATATTGAAGAATCTAAAACTAAGTTAAGAAATTTTTATATACCATATTGGACCCCGGCCCAAGCATTAAAATGGTTAATTAGTAGAGCAAATGGTAAAGAAACAGGTCAACCTGGGTATTTATTATATCAAAATACGAAAGGACAAGATGTTAATACGGTTAAAGTAAATATTGTTACTTTAGAAAAATTATTTAGAAAAGAATCCATTGCTCCTAATATTATGTATTTATTTGAAGATCCTAATCCTTATTATAGAAATAAGATAACCTCTTGGAAAAAAGAGGGATTAGATCAAATGTCATATAAAGATATAGCTGGTGGACAAAGAATTGGGTTTAATAGTTTACAAAAGAAAATTCTTAGAAGTAATTTTAGTTATAAAGATGCATTTGATAATAGATTTACTGTATTAGGTAATAAAACATTATTTTATGATTTATCTGAAGATATATTTAAAAAAAATGAAACACAAACACCGATTAATCCTACAATAATTGATTATACTGGAATAAATAATGATGAAAGGTTAGAAGCATTTAATTATTCTAAATTTATTAAACGGTATTCATTACAACAAAGTGTAAGTATAATTGTACCTGGATATGAGGATCGTAAAGCGGGTGATATGATAGATATAATGTGGCCAACTGCTGTGAAAGATGGAACAGAAGTATATAATAAGAATTTATCAGGAAATTGGTTGGTTAAATCTGTAATATGGCAATATAATCCAGGTAGTCCCCCATTTACTCAAAAAATGGTATTATTGAAAAATGGGTATACTAGACCAGATATAGATTTATATCCTGCTACATTAAAAAATACATTTGCTTAAAGAAGGTAATATATGATTAAAAATCCATTATCAGATTTTCAACAATCACCAGAAAAAATATATGGGATATGGAGAGGGTGTGTAGAAGATAATAAAGATCCTAAAAGATTAGGTAGATGTAGAATAAGAGTTTTAGGATTACATACTGAAGTATTAGAAGAAGAGAAAAAACATGGAGTACCTGTTAAAAATTTAATATGGGCAGAACCTGTAATGCCAATAAGTGAAGGGGCTGTATCTGGATATGGAATATGGTCAGTTCCTTTACAAGGTAGTTGGGTATATGTATTTTTTGAAAATGGAGAATTAATGTCTCCTAGATATTTTGGATCATCTCCAGGAATACCAATTGAAGGTCCATTAGAAGGAATTGGATTTAATGATCCAGATTTACAATATCCTGAAGAAGGAAAATTAAATTTACCAGATTCACCTAGAGAGTTTTATGATTATTATATAGAAGAAAATATAGATGATTTAGATTTATTAGAAGATATGGAATTTTTTGAACCTCCTGAAATTCCAGGAGGTGGACCAGAAAATTCATATATTTCAGTTATTAATGAATCTTTAATAATAGTAGAAGACGCAGAATGTGGAATATTATGGGAAGAACCGAATGCATATTGGGCTACAGAATATCCTCATAATTTTATGATTTCTGTTCATGGAGGATTATCTATTGAATTAGATTCAACCCCAGATAATAGAAGATTAACAATATATCACCCATCAAATTCTAGAATAGAAATAAATGAAAGTGGTGATATGGTAATGAAAAATACGGGAACTAGATATGATATATTTGGAGCTTATAATGGGTATGCAAGTGAAGGGTTTACATTAAGATCAGATATTGAGATTAAATTATCGGCTCCTATTATATCATTATGTGGTGAAGTAATAGGTGGAGGAGTAGGATTTAGTGAAGATACTACTGAAATAGAAAATAAAAATGTAGATATTAATGGAGATGTTGTAACAATTACAGCAAACGAAATACATTTAAACGGAACAGTATTTATTAATGGATCAGAATACATTCCATGATAAATAAATATATAAAAGGAAAATATAAATTATGCCATGGTCAGATTTTAATATAGAATTAACAACACAAACAGATGGTGATATAGAAAGAAATACTGATATATATTCTATTAAAAATTCGTTAACTAATATTGTTAATACATTAAAAGGTTCTAGAAGAATGTTACCTGAATTTGCAGTTAATGTTCAAAAATTATTATTTGAACCGATTACACAAGATACAGCTTATGAATTAGGGCAAACATTATTATCTGGGATAAGAACATGGGATAATAGAGTTAAAATTGATGATATATTAGTAAATGGTATAATTGATGAAAATATGTATGAATGTAATGTTAATTTTACTATCGTTACACCTAATGGAGAAGTTAACGATTCAATACAATTTATTTTAAAACAACAATAATGGAGTAAAGGAATGGCTCTTTCAGATCTAGATTATTTACAAATAGATTTTGATACATTAGTAGATAAATTAAAAACAGAAATACAAAATGATGGTGTATTTTATGATGTTAATTATGAAGGTTCTAATATTAGAACATTAATAGAATTATTAGCATATATTGGCGAATTAAATACATATTGGATTAATAAAATAGCAAAAAATATGTATGAAGAAACATCTGATATTTATGAAACTTCTCATATGTTGGCTAAACAAAAAGGTTATGATCCTAAAGGTCCTAGATCATCTCAAGGAACAGCAACGATAACTATTAATAATAGAAATAGTGAATTACATATTGGTGATCAATTATATGTTCCTGCATGGAGAGAATTAGCATCAACAGAAAAATATGACGGAGTAACTATTATATTTTCTACAACTACATCGATAACCCATACCGTTGCATCCTCTGGATTTAGTTCTTCTCCTACAAGTGGATCTTATTCATTTAATATACCAATTAGGCAGGGTATTGTAATAGAATATAATACATTAACGGGAGATGATATTGTAGATTATGAAATTTTATTACCATCTAGAAAGTTTGCATATGATGATAATATAGATGATGAATATCCTTCAATTCAATTATCTGTTAATGATGAAAATTGGGAAAGAGTAAGTAATTTTTATGATGATATGTCTGGATTATCTGGAAATAATCAAAATATATTTAAATTCGAATATGATAAGTATAAAAGAAATAAAATAGTATTTTCATCGAGTGCTAATATTCCACAAGATACAGATGAAATAAATATTACAGTATTGGAATCATTAGGCGCTAATGGTAATATTGGAGCTAATAGAATATCATCAATTGATGATGATTCAGTTTATAATATTACAACAGGTGTATATATTGATAATCAAAATATTTCTGTTACTAATCCTAGTGCTACTGATGGGGGTGCAGATGCAGAAACATTAGCAGATATTAGATTAAATTCTAGATTATCATTACATTCTCAATTTAGAAATGTATCTAAATTAGATTATATTGCGGCATTAACTGCTAGGTCTGATATAAATGGAGCAAATGCTTGGGGTGAAATGGAAATTGCTCCTAGTGCTGGGGATACTAGAGAATATCATAAAGTATATTTATCAATTATCCCAGATACATGGAGTTCATCTACAATTAATTATGGAGATTCAATTTTAACAAGAACAGTTAATTCTACCCCATTAACAGCATCTATTATTACTCCTACTTCATATTCTGAAATATTTAAAAGTAATATTTCTACTGCAATAGAAACTAAAAAGATGTTAAATCAATACGAATTATTTGTTGTTCCTACATTAGTATATTTTTATATTGATTTTGAATTAAAAGTAAAAAGATTATATGAATTTACACAAGTTAAAAATGCTATATTAGATAAATTAGAATATTATTTTCAATCATCTAATAGATCTTTCGGAGAAACAATAGATTTTATGAAAATTCAAGAATATATTTTAGATAGTTCTGAAATTTCTCCAAATGATAATTTTACAGATATAAATGGAATATTAAGTTTAGAAGTTCGTGATATAGATACAAATGTAACAATATATGAACCAAATACTTCATTTAGTCCTAGATATTACCCACAATATACTACTAATTCAACATATTGGCAGGGTGATAATAAATTAAGAAGAATTAAATTAGATAATAATCAGTTTCCAATGTTATTAAAAAATTTATGTGTAGTATATGTAGCACCATAAGGGAGAATAATGTCTAAATTTACAGATATACCATATTATATATTAAAAGAATATTTTGAATTAATAGCAGATAATACTAATCCTGCTACTGGAACAATGCTTCGCGGACCAAATATGTTTGCTATGACAGAAGGTGGTGCATATACAGAAGCATTTGTAAAAATAGATGATGAATATTTAAAAATTAAATTATTATTAAATTCACCAGTAATTGATGATAATTTCTTTAATTTTATTTTACATAGTGTAGAATCTATGATTGTAGATCCACCTTCAGCAGGTACATTTTTATCAGGTAGTGAAATCTTTTTAAGAGAAGATAGTTATTTTCATACTTGGTATAAAAAGAAAACTGAAGATGAAAGTTATATAAATACTGAGAAATTTTTTACATATTTAGGAAAAATATACAATAGATTTTCATCAACCGATGAAGAATATGCTATTGAATTTTACGGAATTAAAGATTTTGCAACAAATGCTTTACCTGTTCACCAACAAACAGATAAAATAAAACAATTAAACTACTTATTCTTTGATAAAATTTATACTGAAATATATAATAGAGCAAAAGACCTATTTTCATTATTAGATCCTATGGAAATAGATATTAATTGGTTATGGTATTTTGCTAAAATGTATTATATTACATTAAATGATTCTTTATCAAATGATAGAAAACGAGAATTTGCTAGAGATATTGTACATTTCTTAAAACGAAAAGGAACATTTACTTCTGTTTATATTATTTGGTATTTATTAGCCTTAGGTACTTTAAATAGATTGAATATATATGAAAGGTGGCATCCTAAAAATATTTCTGGGGATCCTACTAATTATTTTCAAGATCATTTATACCAATCATATTATGATTCATCTATAGATATGAATGAAAATACTACTGCAGGTGAAAAATTTTACAATTATTATTATAATAAAAGTAATTATCCTAATCCATTAGCTGAAGTAATTGATCAATATACAATGTTAATAAATCATGGATTAAATAGTGAAAATTTAATTATACAAATATATGATGAAAATTATGAAAAAGTATATCCAATTTCTATAACATTTATTGATTCAAATAATTGTTTAGTAGAAACAAGCGGATTAGAAAATAAAAAATACTTTTTAGCAGGAATTGCAGATTATACTGAAACAATATCAGGAACACAATTTACAATTCATCATAATTTAAATGTTGATGATATTTTAATACAATGTACGGATTCATTAACTAAAAAAATATTAGTTCCTAATATTATTACTAAAGTAAATAATAATAATGTAATTCTTTCATTTAGTAGTGCCGTTAATGTAAAAGTTTGTATTGCATCTGCTAATAATGCCGGTCAATTTATAAGTACAACAGATTCGACATTTACACATAATTTAGATAGTGATGCAATATTAGCAGATACATGGGCATGGTCTATTTCTGGATCTACAACTGCTTCATCAAGTGCATCCCCTTCTGGGGCAGGATCTTCATTAATAAGAATGGACCCATTAACTATTGATTGTATTGATAAAAATAATGTTAATATATTATTTGATTCTGCCCAATCTGGTAGATTAGCAATGTTAAAACCAGATTTTATGACAGAATTTACTGAAAATTCATTAATATTAACACCACATTATAGAGTTGAATTAGATCTTTCTGGAGATATATTAGAATATAATTATACAAATACAAGTAATAATAAAGTAATTGGAGAAGATTTAATAACAGATTTAAGATATAATTGGGAATTAATTCGTCCTATTAATAGATATTCACATTTTAATTATCTATTACGATTAAATAGTGATTTAAGTGGAAATCCAATAGCTACATATCAATCACCATATGAAAACGAATCAACTACTAAATATACTAAAGCTGAAACAAATATTGGAGCAATAACCGGATCTTATATTTTCCAACAATTAACAAAATCTTCAACTTGGACAATAGATCATATGTTAGATTCAAATGATATTATTATCCAATGTTTTAATGAAAACTTTAAATTACTTAATCCTTCTGATATTATTACTACATCTAGAAATAGAACAACAATTTCTTTTAGTGAACCAGAAGCAGGGTGGGCATTTTTACTAAAATCTAACTATAATATATATGCAATTAGTAATATTATTGAACATAATTTAGGATCCTTTAATATAATTGTTCAATGTATTGATGAAAATGGTGAAAATATAGATTTACATGATATAGAATTATTAACAATTAATACTTGTAAATTAATAACAGATGATGTAGGAGAATTTAAAACTGTTATTAAGGAAGGAGATTATACTGAAAATAAAACAGGAGAACAATTTACTATTACTCATGGGTTAGGAACAACAAATGTATTAGTTCAATGTTATGATGCTGTTACAAATCATTGGGTAACTCCTAGTGTAATTAAATATACTTCCAATAATGATGTATATATAAGATTTGATACTTATAAAAATGTAAATGTAAACATAGCAATCGGAGAAGATAATCAAACATTTAGTGGAGTTAGTACAACAACGTTAAATCATGGATTTAACAAAGAAGCAGCAATAACACAAGTATATAGATCAGATAGTCCAAGTACATCTGGATCAATATTTACTCCATTATCAATAATTAATATTGATGAAAATAATACTAAAGCTACATTTTCAACTACAGAAACGGGTAATATTATATGTGGAGACCCAGATTTTATAGAAGAAATTAATTCTTGGACAATTGAACATTTAATAGGAAATAAATATGTTATTTCTCAATATGATTCTATAGATGTCGATAGAGCTAAATTTACTCCTAGAAATGTATTATTAGATGATTTAAATACTATTGAAGCATCATTGACAGAACCAGTATCTGGATATGCATTAGTAGAAGAAATTGATTATAGATATGAAATACCTACTGCTGAATCTACATGGGTAATGCAACATAATTTAGGCTTTTTTGCTAATATTGTTCAATTTTTTGATAGTGATGATAATGAAATTTTTCCAAATACATATTCTATTGTAGATAAAAATTTATGTGTTGCTGTATTTGATGATGATATATCTGGGTATGCAATATTTAAATCAATTGGTAATATTAATTTTGATGCTGAAAATATGGCATCATTAGAAAATGGTACTTTTAAATTAGGATCAGGAAATACATTTGATTGGAACCCTGATAATGGAATTGAAAATATAGAATATACTGGAAATATAACAGAATTTAGATCTGATAGTGATTATTATTATATTTATATTAGTGATTCTGTAGGAAAAGAAATAAATATTACTGAAATAGGTTTATATGGTGATACTGGAGATTTAATATTTTATACTAAAACTAGACCTATATTTAAACAAAGTGATATTGAATTAAAATTATTTTATAAAATACGTAGGTAGGAGAGAATAAATGTCACGTGTTCATTATTTTTTTTATTTAACAAATGAGAGAGGAGATGCAGTAAGTGATGCAGATATAAGTATATATTTAGCACAATCTACTACATCAGCAGTTATTTATACACAAGAAGTTGGAGGTACTGCATTAGAAACTGCTCCACAATTAACAACAAATGCTCAAGGATTTTTTGAATTTTGGATTGCAGATGCAGACGAATCAGGTGGATATGCATATTCACAAAAATTTAAATTAAAATGGGAAAAAGCAGGAGCGTCTGACGGTGAAATAGATAATATTAATGTATTCTCCCCATCTTCAGGTAAAGAAATAGATATTACTGATACTTCAACAACAAAAAATAAATTTATTAGTAATTATCTAGGAAAAGGATGGGAAGACCATAAAGATAGTACATTATCATCTGGAACATCTGCAAGTGCTATATCTCCTCATGGAATAAATCTACAAAATATATATTATCATAATATAGATTTAGATATTGATACTGCAGATAGTCCTAAAGTTATTGATAGTTTTTCAAAAACGGATTATGATGGATGTATTTGGCATTATACCGTAAAACAAACCGATCCTACTATTACAGTACGAACTGGTACTATTCAAGCTTGTTGGGATCCAATATCTGGAAATTTAGAACAAGCATTAACAGAAACAAATAATGTAGGAGTAAACGGTGCAGATATTACTATTACTGCAGCGATTTCTAGCAATAGTGTTGTATTAAGAGCAACGGTTACAAGTAATAATTGGTCAATAAAATTAAAAAGATTAACAATATAGGAGATTTTATAAATGAGAGTCGATAAATTAGGATTCACAAATAGTATAGAAGTTAATAATATAACAAATAAAAAATCTAAATCTCCTGAAACCTCTTTAATAACTGAAGAATATTTTATTAATAGATTTAAAAAAATAAAAGAAGAACTATTAATAGAATTAAAAGACCCAAAATTAAAATTTGATTTAGATGATTTTGTTACTTTATCTGATAAACAAGAATTAAACAATAAAACATTAAATAATGTTACATTAAAATCATTATTATTAGATAAAGCATTATATAATATATTAATAAAAGGATTAAATGCTGAATTTTTTTATGGGAAAAAAATAAATGAATTCGTTCTAAAATCAGAACATTCCCATGAAAACTTCATAAGTGAAAATGACATTAATAAAAAAATAAATAAATTAAATAGTAAAAATAAAAATGAACTAGATTCTTTAATATTAGATTTAAAAAATCAATTAAATGAAATAAATTTAAAATTAGAAAAACTAGATTCATTAGAAAAAGAAAATAAATCACTAAAAAATAAATTAAACAAATTAGATAATATTTTAAATATTATGAATAGTAATGACTCTGAAAATATAACAGATGAATTACCTATTGGTACAATTTTACTAGGAATCTTCAATAAAAGTATAAAAGGATTTTTAGAATGTGATGGAAGTGTTTTAAATAGAAAAAAATTTCAAAAATTATATGAAAAAATTGGTACTCAATTTGGATATGAAACTTCATATGATTTTAAATTACCAGAATTAAAACACGAAACATTAAAATATTATATTAAATATTAGGAATAATAAATGGCTAAAGACCTTAATATAAAAGGATTAATTATTGATTCTTCAATTAATATTGATAGAATATTAGATGAAGATGATATGGCTTCTAACTCTGCTACCGCATTAGTTACTCAACAATCTATTATTAATTATGTAACAACTTATGCAGTTATAACGGGTACTCCTAGTGAAACCTTTCAAATTGATAATGATAATAATGGGGTAATTCTTAAAAATTACCTAGGAAATTTATTAATTAGAAATTCATCTGATACTGGATACGCAGATATAACATGTTATAATTTAACTGTAAATGGTACTCAAACAATTATTAATACAGAAACATTATTAGTAGAAGATAATATTATTTTCTTAAATTATGGTTCTCCTGATGTTCCTATATATGATTCTGGTATCGCTATAGATAGAGGATTAGAAACTCCAGCAATATTACTTTGGAATGAATCTAATAATACTTGGACTATTGGCTTATCTGGATCTGCTTATGAAATAATTAATTCACACTCTCAACAATCTCTTTATAATAAATTATATGGAGAATTTGCTAATTTAGATGCTGGATCTATTTCAACAAGCGGCCAATTTACATCTGAAATAACTACTGGTACTTCACCATTTATTATAAATTCTACTACTTTAGTATCAAATTTAAATAGTGATTTATTAGATAGTCAAGAAGGATCATATTATTTAGATTTAAACAATGCTACTAATCAATCTGCTATAGATCACGGAAATATTTCAGGATTGTCTGATGATGATCATTCTCAATATGGTTTATTAATTGGTAGAACAGGTGGACAAACATATATTGGTGGTACTGGTGTTAATGATAATTTAATTTTACAATCAACTTCAGATAATGCTAGTACTTCTTCATATATTAAATTATTAACTGGAAATAATGGAGCAATTGAGGCATTAACTGTTAATTATTTAGGTAATATTGGTATTAATGAAACATCTCCACAAAAAAAATTACACATTACTGATAATAGTGGAAATTGTCAATTAAGAGTTGCATATGACGGAACTCATTATGGAGGATTAACTTCTAATTCTGATGGATCATTAACTATTAGAACAACTGATGGAATTAGTAATGGTGTATTAAAATTAGCACATGATGCTACAAATGATTATTTATATTTAGGTACTGATGATACACAAAATGGATTAATTGAATTATATGGACAAACTTCTGGTAATGATGGAGCTGAAATAAGATTACATACTTCCGGAAATTATGATTCAGTTATAGATTATTTTATATTACAAGCAAGACAAGATGATTTAAGATTTGGGCCAATAACTAATCCAGATGCTTTACAATATGATGGTGGAACAAATAAATGGGAAGTTACTTCATCTGGAGGAATGGATATAAATTCATTATCTATTAATTCAAGTACATATACATTTCCGACTTCTGCCGGATCAGAAGGGCAAGTATTAACATTAGGATCAGGTAATAATGTATTATGGAGAGATGGTGGAGGAGGATCTTCTGGAGGAGTTTCATTTACTAAAAATCAACCAGGACATGGATTTATAAATGATCTTACTGCTGTTTATATTGATACAAATGGAAATTTACAAGCAGCTAATGCATTAGATGTTAATAAATTAGGAATATTTTTAATTAGTGAAATAAATGGTGATGTATTAACATATGTTCAAGCAGGAAAAATTGAAAATATTACAAGTATGTCATTGTCTGCTGGATATTATTATTATGTTAGTGATTTGGTAAATGGAGAAATTACATTAACAGAATCTACTAGTGGATATTCAAATCCAATATTTTTAGCAGATAGTTCAAATTCTGGATTTGTATTACCTTTTAGAGCTTCTGGAATAAATGTTCCATATAATACAGGAATTCCATGGAATCCAATATCTACAGATTTTTCATTAGATAATGGAGAATATACAGTATTTGGAAGATTTGTTGTTCCTACTGGGAAAAAATTAATAATTGATTATATTGGATGTATACCAGATTCTGGAAGTAGTGTAACCGATTTATCATGTCAAATTTATAGTGAAACTGGATCTACAATATTAACAAGTACATCATTAACATATACATTTGATGGTACTGAAATTTCAGCAGGTACACATATAACAGCAAGAATAAATAATGATAGTGGAAGTACAGATATAGCAAGTGCATTTGTAATTTCACGATTAATAAATATATAGGAGAATATAAAAAATGGGTTATCCAGTTATAGGAAATAGTATATCATTTATAACTGATTTAATAAATAATCAGACCTCAACCTTATCTAATGCTATATCTGGTTCTAAATCAGATATTATTTCAGAAATAAACAATTTACCAATAGGAACTAAAAATTTCGCTCGGGGCAATACTACCGTAGCTTCTGTTGCTATAGACACAACAGGGACAGCAGTCGCAGCATTAGGCTTTACGGGCGTTGCTGCCAAGATGAGATGCAGGTTTCTTGGGTGCAACCACTCACTTGTAAGCTCGAATTACACTAGAGTGTTTGGTTTTGGTTGTTATATATATAGCACAACCCAAATTATGTGTTTTGTCCGCAACACGTCTAATGCGGTTGGCACCTTCTATATATATTGGGAAGCTTGGGAGGAATATTAAAATGAAATTTTATGAAATTATTGCTGATAAAGCAACAGAAGACGTTTTGACCGTTAGCGAGATAGAGGCACATGGTCCAGATGTTTATATACCAGAATCTTCAAGCGAAGGAGATTATCATCTTTTTTATACTAAAGACGAAGCTATAGGAAAGCCTATTTATCAAAATCCGGGCAAACACAAGGTCAAAATTGCTAATGGTATTATTACAGGAGTAGAGGAAAAACTAGAAGTACATTTTATTTATGCATATATTACATTGTCGATTATTAAAAATGGAGAGATTCAAGATGATGGAATTCCTTCTATTCAAGCTGGGGATAAAAATGATATAGACAAAGGAATTTTAAATGCATTAATTGAATTAAAGGATATAAATAATAATATTATTGATATAGATAAAACTTGGTTATTAAAAATAATTAAAAATAATGATATTAATGATTTTATTTTAAAAAAAATATCAGTGGAAAATGGAATTGGAAATGTTGAATTTAGTGTGGATGTTGCAACAACATGGAAAATAGATCAATCTACATTTAAATCATTAAATGGATTTGAAATTAAATTGAAAGTAATTCCAGAGCAACTAAATTCACCAGAAGGAATAGCATATATAGATGCTTATAATTAGAAGAATTTAAAATTAAATTAAAAGTTATTCCAGAACAAATTGATAAAACAAAAATATTAATTCATGTTTATGATTAATGGAGAAATATAAATTAGTAAAGTAACATTAGGAGAAGCATCAGGAAAAACATTAAAAATACAAACATTTACATCAAATGATACATTTAGTGTTCCAAGTGATGTAGAAGTAGTAGATGTATTATGTGTTGGTTGTGGAGGAGCATGTGGTAATGGAGGATCTTATAATGGAGGATCTGGAGGTTCAGGATTATGTATAGTTGTATATACAACAGCAGAATAAAGAGGAGATAAGTTATGAGTCAATATGCTGAAATATTAAATAATAAAGTATCATGTATAATAGATACTGGGGATCATATCCCAGCATTAGAATGTGAAAATTTAAGAAGAGTTAATATTGATAATTTGGATCCTAAACCAGAGCAAGATTGGGATTATATAGATGGTCAATTTTATGCTTCATTACCAGAGCCAGTAAATGAAATATATTGTCATGTTACATTTAGTGATTGTGAATTTAAACAAGATAATGTTCCAGTTGTTAAAGCAGACGGAATAGATAGTATTGATGTATTATTAGAGATGAAAACTGTAAATAGAGTAATATTATCTATTATTAATAATGGATGGTTAATTCCTGTAAGACGAGTTGATACTGGAATGTATTATAATGAACCAATTGAATTTACAAATGGAATTGGAAATTTATAATTTAAAACTACATTAAATACAGATTTAGAGATAAGAGAATCAGATTTTAGAGATATTGAATTTTCTGGAGTATCGTATAAGATTAGGTTAAAAGTAGATCCATTACAAAAAGGATTTTCAGATAGTATAAAAATATATGCTTGGTAAGGAACAAACATGAATGATTGTACATTTTTAGATCCAATATGGAAATTTGTAACATATATAGGGTCAAAAATTAGATTATGTAAATATGTAGAACATGCTCCATTTTTAGAGTGTTGTATAGAGCATGATTATGATTATTATAATGGAGGAACAGAGCGTTCTAGGTTGATGATAGATCGTAAGTTAAGAGATTGTATAAATAATTTAGGATATAAAAATTGGGCAATTATATGTTATTATGCAGTTAGATTTGCTGGTTATCATTTTTTTAAATATAAGTATATTCAAGGAAAACGAAGATGAATAAAAAGAGAATTTTAACATTTTTAGAATATTGTGGGTTATCTGAAGAAGAGAATAAATTTCGGTTAATGGATGTTAAATTGGTGTCAGAAGATACTGGAAATTCTCAAGTTGTTAAACAATTAATAGAGTTAAATAAGATAACTAATAAAGTATTAGAAGAAAAAGATAGTTTAAATAAGTTATTGAATAAATATTATCATGGAAAGTTAAAATTTGATTTTGTATTTGAAGAAGAAGGAGAATCATTATCTAGGATTAATTTAGATGATAGGAAGAAATCTTTGATTAATGATAAGATAAGTAAGTTTTTATTGATATTGCAAGAAGAAAAGATTAAGATTGAGAGAAAAAAAAGTTTACATGATAATTAATATATTATATAATTAATAATATTAAATGTTATCATGGAGGACTTATATAGTGAATAGTTTAAATTATTATGTAAACAATAAAATGTTAATGGAGGAGATAATTAAGTATAAAAAAGAGTATGATGAATATGAAAATGGTAATAGAGATTTACCAGGTGTATCTAATGAATTAGGGGAAATGATTCAGAGTATTGCTAATAATTTATCTAATAAGGGGTCATTTTCAGGGTATTCATATAAAGAAGATTTTATATCAGAAGCTATTTTAACATGTTTGAAATATTTAAAAAATTTTGATCCAGAAAAATCTAATAATCCTTTCGCTTATATTACACAAATCTGCAAAAATTCATTTATTAATTTTATAAAAAAGCAAAAAAAACATTCAACAATTAAGCATGTATGTTATTCTTTACAAGATACATATAATGATGATCATTATGCGCAAAAAGCGATTGATTATACATTAATGAATTCATTATATAATTATGATTTAGATGAGTTAAATTAAATGAAGTTTTTAATTATAACTGATACTCATCTTGGATTACAAAAGGATAATAATATTTGGTTAGAAGAAACGTTAGATTTTTTCAAAGAAGTAATAGATGTATGTAAATTTAATAATATAGATTATGTATTTCATTTGGGTGATTTTTTTCATGAAAGAAAATCTGTTGGAACTAAATCTATTGAATATGCTAAAGAAATTGCAAAATTATTTATAGATGTAAAAATGGTATTAACTCCAGGAAATCATGATTTATTTTCTGATAAAAGTTTAACTCCTACGTCATTATCGATGTTAGAGCCATATAATAATATTATAATTATTAAAGAAAAGACTGTTATGTTTGATAATTTTTTATTTTTACCATGGGGTAATTATCCTGATAGAGAAATGAAAATATGTTTAGGGCATTTTCCGATTAAGGGTTTTTCTATGAATAATTATGCAATATGTCAATCTGAAGAATATATTCCAGAAATGTTTAAATCTTTTGATTATGTATTTTCTGGGCATTTTCATCATCCTACAGAAAAACAAATTAATAATACTAGATTTATATATGTAGGATCCCCATTTCAACATAATTTTGGGGATGTTGATGACATTCGGGGATACTATATATTTAATAATGAGTCAAATCAGTGTATATTTAATGAATATAAACATGCCCCAAAGTTTAAAAATGTTATAGCAAATGAAGAATTAGAATTTAATGATATAGAAGGAAATATTATAAAGTTAATATGGTTAAAAAGTTTTGGTAAAATTAAAGATTCAAAAATATTAGAATGTATACAGAAAAAGAATCCTAGATTATTATTTACAGATTTTAGTAATTTTAATAATGAAATAATAGAAAGGCAAGATAAATGTGAATTATCTGAAATAAAAATACAAGGTGCATTAGATGTTTTATATGAATATTTAGATATAATAGAATATCCCAAATATATTAATAGAAAAATATTAAATACATTAATAGTTAAATTTAACGAAAGAATTGAGGCTAAACAATGATTGGTATTATTTTAAAAGTTGATAATACACCAGTTGTTATTGAATTTGATGAAGTTGGTAATATAACATATATTAATGAATTACAAGATAAAGATTTAGTATTAGAATATCAAAAATTAAATGATGATGAATTTTCATTAATTAATATTGAGGTTTCTAGAAAAGATATGTTTTTATTTAATGAATTATGTATGTTAAGAGTGAGTGATCAATTAAAAGAGTATGAAATATCATTAACCCAGATGGTTAAAACGAATAGGATTCAGGATTTTTTTTATGAGTTTTGGAATATGTTTATGGAGTTAATGGAGACATATAGTAATGAGACTAGTTATAGAATCAATTAGATTTAGAAATTTTTTATCATATGGAAATAAATATCAAGAGTTTATTCCTAAAAAGGGGGTATCATTAATATCTGGGGTAAATCGTGATAATGATAAATCTAATGGAGTTGGAAAGACTTCATTAATTGAAACAATACCATTTGCATTATTTGGAAAGATTAATAGACCTGGAGTAAATTTAGAGAATATTCCTAATTGGAAAAATAAGAATAATTGTGAAGTTCAATTAAAGTTTAGTATTGGAAAGGATAATTATGAAATAATTAGAGGGTTAAACCCTACTGTTTTGAAAGTGTTAAAAAATGGATCTGAACCAGAATTATTTTCAGGAAAACGAGATTATCAAAAATGGTTAGAAGATGAAATTTTAAATATAGATTTTAGAACGTTTATTAATTTGCTCTATTTAAATATGAATAATAATGGATCAATTTTTAATATGAAAAAATGGGAAAAACGAGATTTCATTGGAAGAATGTTTAATTTAAAATATTATATAGATATTATAGAAGAATGTAATATATCAATTCAAGCCTCAAATAAAAAATCAATAGAATTAAATTCGTTAAAAACATCAAATTTAAATTTAATAAGATATAGAAATTCAGAAATTTCAAAATTAGAATCTAAATTATCAAATTTGACTTCGTCAAAAGATCAATTTGATAAAATAAAGAAAGAATTAAAAAATATTCAAAATGAGTTTAAGAATTTAAAAATTGATGGTAAGTATAAATTTGATGAAATATTATTTAATAGGGAAGATTTAGAAGGTGAAATTAATAAATTAAAAAATAAAATAAAAGAAGAGAATGAGTTAAAATATAAAGAAGAAATTAATATTACTGCATATAATTCATTAATAGAAGATACTAAAATTAGATTAGAAAAAATGAAAGGGTCTGATAAATGCCCATTATGTTGGTCTAAAATTAATATTAATCATATTGAAGATGCAATGAATGAAGATAATTTAGAACGATTTAAATTAATTGAAGAATTTAATATTAAAATAGAAGAATATGAAGATATTATTAAAAATATTAAAGATCAAATAAAAAATATAGAAAATGAAATAGAAGTATTAAAAGATGAAGAAAAAAAATATAAAGAGTTTTATGAAGAAAAAAAGAATAAAAAAATTAATATAAGAACGACTGTAATAGAATATAAGCATATTAAATATAAAATGAAGACAGAAGATAAAGTTAAAAAAGATATGTTAAAAAATATAACGGAGAATTCAAATGAAATAAAGAAATTAGAAGAAGATAATATTAGAATAGATAAAGAGTTAAAGAGTATTAATATATTATTAGATCATTTAGAGTTTTTGAAAAATATATGTAAAGATGATGAAGTAAAGCAATATGCAATATCATCGATAATACCGTTTATTAATAAAAAAATTAATGAGTATTTAGCAGAGTTAGGACAGCCGTTTTATGTAGAATTAAATAAATGGTTAAATGAGGAGATAAAGGGGCCAGGTATATTTAATGCTGTATATGGTAATTTATCTGCTGGTGAACAAAAATCTTTAGATCTTTCATCTCAGCAAGCATTCTTAGATTTAGCAAGATTACATTCTCCAATTTTTTCAGACATTTTATTATATGATGAATTATTAGATACATCTTTAGATTCATTAACATTAGAAAAATTATTAACAATTATTAGAAATAAACAATCTGAAGATGATTCTAAAGTATTTATTGTTTCTCATAGAGAAGAAATATCAGAAATTGAATTTGATTATAATTATATTATAGAAAAACAAAATGGATTTTCCGTTTTGAAAGGAGAATAAATGAAAATACCTAAAGAATTTATTATTTGGTATAAATTACAAAAATTAGAAAAGTAAATATATATTTTTTTATATTATAATATTTTAATATAAATAAAAGGAGAATGTTTAAATGTTATTTGAAAAATTAAGTGAGATCGTAAACACTAAAGATTTTACTAAATTTATGTTTAATTCTACAATTGATAAATGTTCTATAAAATTAAAAACGTTATTACCAGAATGTAATATTAAAACTCATTATTTACCTAAAGAAAAAGTTATTGAATTTTGGATTTTTAATAAAAAATCTACAGGGGTAGTGTTTGAAATTGATCAAAATAATAAGAAGTTTAATATATATAATATTGATACAGATTTTTTAAAGGAGGAATAAAAGTAATAAAAATTATATGACAGATTTAAGAAGTTTAGCGGATAAAATAAAAAAAGCAACAAGAGGTATTCATATTAGTACTTTATCAGAAAGTACTATAGCAAACAGTACAATTAATTTAGAAACCCCAGCGTTAGATTTAAATAGGGTAATTTCAGGTAATTTATTTAGAGGGATACCAGATAAATCTCTTACTATGATTGTTGGACCTGAACATTCATTTAAAAGTTCATTTCAAATGTTATGTTCTGCAACGGCACAAAAAAAATATGAATATACCCCAATTATTATTGATACAGAAGGAGGTATAACATTAGAATTTGCTAAAAGATGGGGTGTTGATACAGATAATGTATTATATGCATATTGCCCAATTATTAGTAAAGTAGAAATAATGTTAATGGAATTAATTGATAGTGGAGAACAAAATTTTATTATTTCTTTAGACTCATTAGGAGGATTATTTAGAGAAAAAGTCTTTGATGATATGTCAGCAACTGCTACTGGATTACGTGAAGCTCCTAAACAAGATCAAGGATCTTTACAAAAAGATATAAAGAGAATGTTAAAAACATTCTTATATTTATTAAAAAGTACAAATTCTATAGGTATAATGTCTGGACATTTTTTTGGTAATCCAAATTCATATGGTGGAGCAGATGAAATCGGGGGTGGTAAATTTGCCAAATTAGCTCCTGATATTATTATTTCACTCAAAAAACAAAATATGTTAAATGATAATAAAAATATTATAGGAACTAGAATTCGTGCAATCCCATTAAAAAATAGATTTTATCCTCCATTTCAAGAATCTATTATCGAAATTGATTATAAAAAAGGTATTGATAAATATGCTGGAATGTTAGATTTAGCTATAGAATCTGGTATATTTAAAAAAGGTGGAGCATGGTTTACTCATGTAGAATCAGAACAAAAATTTCAAGGAGAAACAAAAGCTTTAGATTTTATTAGAGAACACCCAGAAATGTTAGAAAAAATTAATGATTGGGTAAGTAAAACTGGGTATTCTACTATAAATAATAATGTTATGGAAGAATATAAAGAAGATATGGAGGAAGAAGAATAATGGCAAATGTATTTAAAATTCAATACGAAACAAAAAAAGATAAAGATACATCTTGGAATGCTTTTATTTTAGCGAATTCTTTAGATGAAGCTAAAAATCATTTATTAAAAAGAGTAGGTCCATTTAAAATTAATGAAGTTGAAAATATTTGTAGATTAGATGCTATTACAGAAGAAATAAGTAAATTAATCAGTGATAATTATAATAAAAGTTCTAAAGATGTAAAAGAAAATAAAAAACCTATTAAAAAAGTAACAAAAGAGGAAGAAAATGCCGAAGTGTGATTTTGAAATAGAAAGAACACAAAATATTAAAGTAGCAGATTTTAATAATATAAAACCTTCTATTAAGTTATCATTCAAAGATATTCCGATCGAACATATGGAAATTGTATATAAAAAAGCTTCTAAAGTTTTAGATGGAATGATGGCTAATGAAATTTTAAGTATGGGTGAAGAAGCATCTACTATTGATAAAATTGGCTTTAAAAAATATTTTGAAAAATTAAAAGAAAATAAAGATAAAATTTCTACTTTTCTAGAAAAAGCATACTCTGATCTAATTAAAGAGGGTTATTTAAATGAATGAAAATATTTTACATGAATTAGCTTTGTTTATAAAGCGTAATATTGAATATTGGAATAAACGATATTTGAATGCTCAAGGTAAAGATGAAGCTGTATTTTGTGAATCATCTAAAGATGCATATGAAAATGTATTAAAAAAAATAAATGAATTAAAAACGGAGAACAAATGAATCAAAATATTCAAATTAATCTAGATGATTTATCTGATATTAAATGTAAATGTGGAAGTGAATTATTTATTCAATGTTTTATAATTAAAAAATTATCTCCATTACATCCTGCAGCTGCATTAATGGTACAAACTCAAGGACATAATTTAGTTATATCACCAACTTTTATTTGTATGAATTGTGGTGAAAATTTAGAAGTAGATATCCCAAATGGAATTGAAGCATACAAAGAGGGACAATGTTAAAAATTATAAGTTGTTCTAAAAAATTTGATTTTAATTATCCAGTTGTTATTACTCCATTAAAAACAAATGATAAAATTTCAAAATTAACTAAAAATACTATTAAAAGAAATGATTTTCCTTTTTTATGGGTATCTTATGAATCTGATAATAATAGACCTACAAATATAGAATTATCATTAAATGAATTATATTCAACATATAATCAATATCCTAAATATTTTATTCCAATTGATAATAATATTGAATTAGGTAGACATTTTATAGATAGATTGTATGAAAGTATTATTAAATCTTCTGAAGAAATTGGATATGTATATGGAAATTTAGAATATAAAGGTGAAGTTTCTCATAAATTTCCAGCTGTTTCTTTTAATCTTGGTAAATTATTAGAATCAAATTATATATCATCTAATAGTATGTTTAAAACAGATTATGTATTAGAAGTAGAATTACCAAAAGATGAAAGTATGAAAAGATTATTAGATTGGGCATTATTAATTAAATTAGCTAGATACGGATATTATGGATTAAATTGTACTTCTGCTAATCATATTGCTCATACTACTTCTGAAAATATTTCTTCATATGGAGAAGCAGATTATAAAAAGAAATATATAGAAGTATATACAAATTTTATTAAACCATTTATTGAAGAATTAAAATTACAACGAGAAATTAATAATAAAAATAAAGGTACTAATGCTTTAAATGATAAGGAGAATTTATCATTGATATGACAGAAGAAGAAATTAAAAATAGAATGCGATTAATATTAAATAAAAAAATAAAATCAATAGAAGAAGGTTTTACTTTAATAGAAAATAAATTGAGTAAACAAGAAAAATCTATATTTGAAATTTGTACTACTTTAGATAGATTATCACATAACATTAAAGTAAAAAATAAAGAAAATTAATTTAATATAATTTCTTTTTGTGGTAAAGTAATATTATTTTTACAAAAATCAATAAATTCTGTAATTCCCATCTGATTAATATAATCACAATCAGATGGGAATCTTATTAATATATCACCTAAAATTTCTCCAAAAATAAAATTATTCATAATATCTTTAGAGTCTTTTAATTCTTCTAATATATTTTTATTATAAAATCTTACACCAGATTGTAAATCTAATTGAATTGTATCTAATAAATCTTTAACAGTCGGTTCACCATATAATTCAATGTTCCATTCTTTCATATTAATTATTCTTTCTTTTTTTTCTTTTTCCATTTTTTCTTCCTTTTAGAAGAAGGTATATTTATTTTTCTGTCAATAAATCTCCGATAGTAGGTGGCCACTTTTTCTCAGTTTTCAATTATTAACCTCTTCTTCAATAAAATTAATTAATTCCTTAACAGAATTTTCTCTATTTTCTCTCTTTTTATTATTTATAAAAGTTATATCTATATATTGATTCCAATCAGGCCTACTTCTTAAATAAAAATCTAATATATTATTATTTCTACAATCTGCTTTAATTTCTTCAGAATATATTTTTAACTTCTCTTCATATTTATCAGCACATTTTCTTGCTTTTTTAGATAATATATCAGATCCCAAAAATAACGTAGATTTATTATATTTTTCACATGTAAAATGATATATAGCAGTAGGATCAGGCAATTTAGACCATTTTATTTGATCACTTTTATTACTTTTACACTCTAATTCTATTATATAATATTTATATGAAATTAAGAAATCTGGTGAACAATTATCACTAAATGGTTGATAAATAAAAAATAACTCGTCATACTTATTCAATTGTAAAATTTTACTTAATAAAGCATATTCTCTAATTGATTTTAAATCCTTTATTGTATTAGAAATCTTATATAAAGGAGAAATTCCTATATCATTAAATACAGTTTTTAAATATTTAACACCTTTAAAATTATGATTTTCTAAAACTGATTTTATCGTTTCTTCATGAGCTTGAACACTAAACGTATTAGATACATATTTTAAATCAAATAATTCATCAAAAACATTTTTTAATATCATATTCTCTTATTAATAATATTCATCTCCTTTAAAAAAATAATTGAGCATCTTGTAATGATTGAACAGAAAAACCAGCAGCTTTTTTATGACCACCCCCACCAAACTCTTTAGCAATTTTAGCACAATCCACTTCATCTTTAATTGACCTTAATGAAAAATTCCAACCATTTTTACCTTTAACAAATGATACCATAATATCATCTTTGTCTGAATCATATACACTTTCAAAATCTAATGATGAAATAGAACCTCTATTTAATATAATACAATTATATTCACCTAACCATTTATAATATCTAAAACTATATGATTTAGCATAATTTTTACTAGTATTAATATGATACCTCTGAATATCACATCCAATATCAATAATATATTTAATATAACTTAAATCTTCATCAATTATATAACCCCATTCTTCTTTTTGAAAATTTAAAATATTTTCTTCATCTAATTCAAAAATTGATCTTATCCCATATTGAAAATTTAAAACATTATCAGAATAATGATCCCAAATATCATATCTACCTAATAATTTTACTCCATATGGAATTGTATCACTATAAAAATATTTATAAGTCAATTCACACCCAGAAAAATCATTATCAAAAACATACTCTAAACTTACTTTAGATCCACATAATTCAACTATTTCTTGAGAATGTTGTAAATAATTTTGATATGCTGATAAATGATGATCTATAATTATAATTTTACCTCTAAATTTTTTAATTATATTAAACAAAATATTAATTTTAGGACAAAAATCTAAAAAATATAATGTTGAAATATCATTTAATTTTTTTAAATCAAATTCTTCAGAATATGTAACCCCTAAAATATTACAATTAGTTTTTTTATTAATAATTGCAGCAGAACAGGCCCCATCTAAATCATCTTTATGATAACACGCTAAAATTGACACACTTTACTCCTTTATTAATTTTATTTATATATTGAACATCTGATTTTGAAACCCAACAATCACCAACCTCAACTAATTCATCATGTTTTTGGAGAGATCGTCCACAATCAGGACATTTTGGGCTAAAATCAGATATATTTATTTGTAATTTTGCACTTTTACAATTTTCACATATATAAAACATTATTTTTTGTTAACCATAAACATTACAAGTATTATACCAATTATTGCTAATATAATACTAATAATCGCAGGAATAACAATAATAAACTAAGAAAAAGTGATAACTCCTGCTAATTTTAATACACTTAATAAAATAGAAGAAAACTATAATAATGAATGCAACATATTTATATATCCTTTGTAAAAAAAATGGGGAGATTGGAGAGAATCAAACTCTCATATTACGGGTCACAGCCGTAAATTTAAATCATTAAATAACAATCTCCATAAGATATGTATTTCTATATTATTAACCCGGGTTACAAAGGTGTAAACAAAAAAATTTTATAATAAAATTAAATACTTAACATATCATTGAAGGTTATAGATTTGTTTCTAATTTCTATTGAATATTCTTTATTTTATTGCGGGATGGTCGAATAAATATAAAGCTTTAATATTCTCGTTTTCTAATTTAAATATTTCTTTAAATTTTTCAAAAGTTAATTCATTTTTATACATTTTATAAATACTTCTTTACATTAAATATTTCTTTATTTTGTTCTATATTATTAACTGGAGTTACAATAGAACAATCTCCAGGATCATTAGGATTTCCCCAATTATCTCCTATATTATTTAGATAATTTAACCATCTAGATTGATCCCAATTTTTCATATATCTAGCTCGTTGTTTAATCCAATTTTCAGTATGGGTTTTATGTTCATGATATAGATGATATACATTACAAGAAAAGTGTGAATTTACGGGGGTAAATCCAAAGGCTGCAAATTTGTGATATGTAGCAGTATCTTCTCCACCCCAAGTTCCTCTAAAATTTTCACATAATCCTTTATATTGAAAAAATAAATTTCTAGGAAAAAAGGTTATTCCCCCAGCACCTTTTGGCCCTTTCGGCTTAATACTAGATCTATTTCCTTGTTCTAATGTATATCCTTCTAATCCTTCTTTATTTAAAAATTTTTGAGTAGATATATTACTTAAATAATATAATATACCAAATCCACTACTATATAAATTACAAGATTGTGCTTCTTGTACCCATTGTTTAGTTACTATTATATCTGAATCCATTAAACATATCATATCTCCAGTAGATAAATGTTTAACTGGGACGTTTAAAGCCCATGCTCTGTGAAATACTCCTTCAAATCCAGTGAACATATATTTACAATTTTCAATTATTGAAGAATTTTCTAATGTTGGCGTTTCACCCATTTCATGAATACATATTTCAAAATTATTAGTAATTATATTTTTTAAATTTAATAATGTTGCTTCAAATAATGGATAACGAATTTGGTTGTGCATCCATGGTATTATTATACTAATCATTTAACCCCTTATAAATGTACATTTATCATTTTCAATATAATTTTTTATTGTATAAAATAAAGCATGTTTACCGATATCAATATTATCTTCAGGATTATATTGATTAATATTTTTAATTAAATCTAGAATAAATATTGAAGATTTTTCAGTTTTAAAAATAATACAATTTGTTAATATCTTTTTATATGTGGTTTTTAAATTAAAGTTTATATTTTCAAAATCTGTACTGCGAGGTTTAATATTATCAAATATTTGTACATCTTCATCAAAATATAAAAAATCTTCTATTATGTTTCCTTGAAAATCACAATCACAATATATTAATGGAAAATCTATATTAATACTTTTTAACATATTAAATTTTTCTAATGAAATAATGTTTTTCCATAATTGTTGTTTTGATTTTAATTTTTTTGTATCATAATATTCTTTACTTGATATTAATTTTTCTAAATTACAATTATATCTACTTGCTAATTCTTCAATACTAATTTTTTCATTATTAATTTCCAAATTAGGATATAATTCATTTAATTCATTAATTTCTGATTTTCTCATATTTAATGAATTAATTAATACTTTATTAGTATTATTTTTAATTGATTTTAGAAAAGTTTTTAATTTTTCTAGATGTGATGATGTTGCGAATGTAACGATCATTTTTTTTCTCCTTTTACTATATATACTTCAGGAGGAGAACTAGTTATTTTAGGTAATTCAGATTTATTCCTCCATATTAATATTTTTCCATTTGTTGAATCAAATTTTCCTTCTATTATTATATCTCCGTCATGTGTTTTAGTGTGACAATTCGGGCATAAATAACATAAATTATTAGAGTTATTTTTACCACCTTTACTTTTAGATTGTATATGATGTCTATGTAATCTTATATTTTCTAACTCACAAATTTCACACTTCATTAATAATAAATATTTTACTCCATATTTATTACTATTTATATAAAAATCCTACATTCTACTAATTAAATAAATTTTTTCTACACTATATTCTGATAATTTTTTCTTTTTAGTATTATTACTAGGATCGAATATATCTCCATTTTTCCAATATATTACATGTGTTCCATCTTCTATATATTCAGATTCTACTACAATAACCGCTTCAAAATCATCTAAATCAATTTGTATATTAATTAAAGGATGATCATCAAATTCTGTTTGAAATTGTATACCAAATCCAAATGTAATATCATGATCTGCTAAAAATATAGCAGCATCTTGATCTATATAAGGAGGATCACTACCAAACCAATCAAATACATATTGTTCATCTTTTTCTACTATCATTGCTAATACTGCTGCATAACAACTATCGGATCTACTTTGCTTAATTACTTCCATATCAACACTCCTTTAAGTATCCAATACATTAATACTAAATGTAAAGTATTATCAACTACAATACGAATTATCCAACCAACCATGCATTTTTGAATCATTACTCCAGGACTAGTAATTTTACTTAACCCCATTTTTCTAGCAAATTCTTCAGGTGTATCTATTTTATTAAAAAATTTAACCCATCTATCAACTATATGTAACCTATCAAATACCCAATGTGATAAAAATATTCCAATCATACCTAATATAGTAATTATAGATAACGGAAAAAATATACCATATAAACATAATATTACTATAATAGTATATATTAAACAATGAATAAAACATGGTAAATTTTGTTCTTTTTTATTACTTACCATCCAATGATTTTGGAAAAAATAATCGCCTAATAAATGCCCAAATAATAAACATAAAACAATTTCTAATGTCATTTTTATTATCCTTTTGTTAAAGTTGGGATTGCTTTAGTATTAGGAATAGACCTTTTTAATTCTTCTAAAGCATTTAATGCATTATTTAAATCATTAGATTTTCTTTTTGATTTGAAATACCAAATTTTAGAATTTTTATGTTTTTCTTTATTGCCATCTACATACCCTAAATTTGTTTTTTCACGCCAAAATGTACATTTACCTTCTGTTATAAAATCATAAAACGCTTTATATATAGCATATTGTCCATATTTAATATTATCTCTTTGTTTAATTGGTGTATTATTAATAATATCACACCAATATTGTACAAAAGCTTTCCCGGCTTCTGTATTGTTAATAGATGTAAAACAAATTGTTATTCTAGAATCAAATTTACCTATTTTTGTATTAGGAGAAGCAATATTTTGACCTTTAAAATTAAGTCTAAATGGTCTAATTCTATCTACTATTCCTACATCAGCAGTAATTGCCCATTCAAAAATTTTAGATATATCTCCTCTAAAAAACCAATCAACATCTGTTTGAATCCAATATGGTTCATTCGGATATATTTTAATTGTTTCATTAAATAAATTCATTCTATCATCATCTGCAGATAAATTCATATATAAACGATGACCTTTACCATCATTTTTATCATTAGCACAGATTTTAAATGAATGTTTAACTTCTTCATAAGTTAAATTATGTTTCTTTGCTAATTTAACTAAATTAAATTCTCTATTATTAATTGTTAATTGAGGATAAATCTTAAATAATTCATCTAATTGTCCTTGTTTTAATCCTCTTGAATTTAAATGGATTTTTTCATTTGTTCCATTTGTTAATTTAAACGATTCTAAATATATTTTAATCCAAGGAAAATAATTAAATGTTGAATATATAACTAACATACCCATTCTCCTAATAATGATTCAAATTCTTTTAATTCATTTTTATTACATATTTCTTTATATTTATTTAAGTCTTTACCTATAGAATGTGTATCTAATGGAAGGGCTTTATAATTTTCTTTATCAATATTAAATGCTTCTTTAGGTACAAAATTAGGATATTCTGAAAAATTATATTTTTTAATTAAATTAAACCCACGAGAATTAATTACATTTAATATTTCATTTTGAACAATATTTGGTTCATTAATTAATCTATTATATTCTACATTATAAGTAATATATCTTCTATATTTTTTCATTTGAATAATTGAATTAATATATCTTTGTGGGGTTACTTTACCATCTAAAATAACATCCCTACCATCTCTATATATATTAATAATTAAAATTCCTCTAGAATATATTTCAGTTAAATCTTTTAATATTTCTTCTTCTGATTTAATATTTGAAAATATAGAATTATATGTTCTTTTAGCTACAAGATTTTCAAATGAATTACTTAATCTTATAAATCGTTTTAATGAAATTTCATTATTAATAATATGTAAATCTTTAAATGAATAAAATAATCTATTAAGTAAAGTTGTTCCAGATCGAGCACATCCAGTAATAAAAATTTTTATTCCCATTTACGTATTAATTCTCTCCCATTATATAAATTTTGAAGATTATCATATAACTCTTTTATTCTTATTTCATCAGTATGATAATTTAAATAATCATTATGACAATTAATAGCTAATTGTAATAATTTATCTTTATCTTTCAATATATTAAATAATTCAGAAAAGTCATTTTCTTTATATTCAATATAAGATAATGAAGGTAAAAATTTATTAATTAAATGAAATTTTGGAGTTAAAGGAATTGCTCCTGATGCTATAATTTCAAATAATTTACCATATGGACTATCTAATTCAGCACTATTTAAAATTATTTTAAATTTCTTTAAGATTCCTGGATATTTTAAAGGATCTACTTTACCTTTATTAACTAAAATATTTTTACTTTCTAAATATTCAATTGCTTTAATTCTTTGATCATATATAGTAGATAATGATCCGACAAATAAAACATTAGGATTACGTCTATCAAATTTATTAAAATCAAAATTACTAAATTCTTTTTGTGAAGCAGAAAAAGGTAAACACACATGTTTTATATTTTGACCATCTAAAAATCTTAAATAAGAATTAAAATTTTCAGATATAACCATTCTATGAAATACTAAATCAAATTTATTAGATGTATAAAATTCTGGATTATTTTTTAATACTTTATAATAATCCACAGCAATATTAACCTTAAGAATATTTTTAATATCCTTAAGGTAATTATTAAGTTCTATAGAATGAGCATGGGTTATTAATATATCTGGATTAGTTTTCTTAATTACTTTATTTATAGATTGTATAATTCCTTTTTTCTTTATATATACTTGTTCTATAAATAAATTAATGTCTTCAAAATTATTTAATTTTTTTAAAAATCCTAAATGTAATCGATAACTTATTGGTGTTTTATCATGCGTTAATATAGTTATACGCATAATTTATATAAAATATATCCACATAAAAATATAATTAAGCCATAAAAACCAATATAAAATAATTTATATTTAAGTTTTAAATCAGAAAAATATTTTATCATTTATTCCTCCAACCAATTAACTGATTTTTTTTGTTTAAAGAATTTTATTACCTCTGATTTATTTGTAATATAATCCCAAATTTCTAATTTATTTTTTTTCGATATATTTGATCTCATTTCATATTTTTCAACGTTTAAGAAATTACATAATAATTCATTTGTTTCTTCATTTAAATATGTAATTTGGTCAGAAGTTAAATTAAATGCAAAATGTTTTTCTACATTATTTAATTCTCCTTCTGTTCTTCCGAATAATTGTTTCATCTCTATTTCAATATAATTATTATACTTTTTTAATATTTTTTTGTAATTATCTACTCTTTTTTTAGATTCTTTTATTTCATTATATAAATGTTCAGGGTTAATTTCTCTAGGAGTAGGATCTAATTCATTAGCTGTCCACCTTGAAAATACACGTTTTAATTGGTTTTTTCTAATTAAATGTATAATAGAAATATTTAAATCTTTTAATATATTAATAATATTTCCATATTTTTTATCTTGGTTATACATTAATCTAAAACAAACGGTTTTTTCTTGATTTAATCCATATATCCATTCTAAATATTGTCTAATGGAAAAACTTCGTTTTTCCTGCATAGTTTTATATAATTGAACTCCCGCCCGTTTTTTCGCTCGACCACTATACATAAACATTTCATCTAAACATAATATATCTGGGTGAGAATCTAATGCGTGTTGTAAATATGTACTTGCAGTTCTTTTATCAGCTAAAATGACAGATTTCATATATTATAACTCCAGTCCAATATGCTTCATAGCAGGATTTCGATATACTTCAGGATCACGATTAATTCCTAGAATTTGATCAAACATATATATATAATTTTTATACATTAAATCCCAGGTCCAAGTTTCTTCAATTGATTTTCTAACATTATTACCCATTTCAATTAATTTATCTCTATTTTTTCTAAGGTATTTTATTTTTTCTACATAAGCATTTATTTCTTTTTCTACGATAAATCCATTATATCCGTCAATGATTAATTCTGGCATATTACCAATTTTATTAGATATAATAGGTCTTCCACAGGCGGCTGCTTCTAATGCTGGGTTCGGTGTTCCATCTTCTGAACTTGCAACAATAAAAACTTCTAATGCTTGATATATCTCATACATTTTATCATGTGAAATTTTATCTTGATAATTATTTAAATGTAATAATTTATCTGCACCGGCTTTTTGTATTGCAGGAATAATATAATCTTGTTGACCTTTTCTAGGAGATAATTTTCCAACATGACCCACAATAATATTATCTCTTTTTTCTAAAATAGGTTTAACAGGTCTAAATAATTTATGATCCACACCATTAGGAACATAATAAACTAAATTATGATATTTTTTTACTATATTATATAATAAAACACTATTAGCATGAATAACGGCTGCTTTTTTCATCTGTGGTTCTAATAATGAATCTGGTCTATGAGCAGTTACTCCAGTTATTCTTTTATTAAATGGAATAGATGATAATTTGTCTATAAATGAATGACCATATGTAAAATATAAATCATATTTATTTCGATCTAAAGGTTGTCGATTATTACCATATAAACAAACTATATCAATTTTATAATATTCTTCTAAATATTTTTTTAAATATTTAGATTTTAACCACCACGCCCAACCTTCAACATCACAAACAAAAACAATTTTAGGTTTTTTATTCATTAAATTTGGTTTTGGTAATTCTGTAATATTATTATATTGAGGGACATCTTCTATACTTTTACCCCTTTTAGAAGGTGGGGTTATTTTAGGAAAACGTTGTCTTAATTGTTTTGATTTTTTTTCATTATTTTTATCGATACCACTTATTACATATGTAGTATTTCTACCTTTTGAAATAATACTATTGATCATATAAATCTCTTTATCTGCTTTTAATGCAATACTTTTTATTAATGTAGGAATATCCCCAGCTATATCAGCAGATTTTCCATCTAATATTTTTTTAGAAAAACATACAGAGGTATATCCGTTTATTTTACTAGTATTTACTTGTGTTAATAAATTATTATAATTTACATATTGAATTTGATTAGAATTAGCATTATCTATTAATATTTTATTTTCATCATAATATTGTTTAAATACATTGATTATATTATATCTATAAGTTTTATCTAATGAATTTAATATTATAATACAATCATTAGAAGAACTCTTAATAGTATTAAAAAATACACTTGCAATTCTACTTGATGTCGGTTCTAATTTAATAATTTTATCTTGTCTGGATTTTACTCTTAAATTTAAAAATTTGTCAAAATTAGAATGTGATTTTGTTGGAATTATAATCGTAGCATTTTTATCTAATTCTGAAACAATATTAACAAATTTATCATCTTTTATTATCATTTTAGAAGATCTAATATGTTTTAAAGAAAAATATTGTAAAATTGCATTATCATTAATAATAGATTTACAATTTAATTCTTTTAATTTATTAATAAAATCTTTAAAATGTATATATGTTTTATTATCATATTTTTCATTAAACAATCTTGCTTCTAATGCTTTTTCTAAATTAAATTGTATATTAATAGGAATATTAACACTTTCCCCATCATATATTGAATTACATTCTTGAATTATATCTGGTGAAATTTTTTGTCTTATTTTTTCTATTATATTACTATTAGGTAATGAAAATGGATCAATAATTAACACATTATTATTAATAGTAAAATGTAATAACGATAAATTTAAAATTTTTGATTCTGAACATTCATGCTCAAAATATATAACTTTAGACATATCTGGAAAAAAATCTTTATCTAAAGTACTTTTATTCATTCCATAATTAGCAATAATTAATTGATCTGTATCTGTTAATTGATTAGCAATTATAGTAAAAAGTTTTGCAAATGAATTAGGAACAGATGAAACTGGTATAATTACCGTTAAATTATTCAAATTAAAACTCCTTTAAAAATGCTTTTACAGTATCTTGTTTTTCTAATATTAAATTAATAGTATTTTCCATTCTTATTACACTAGAATGATATTTTTGCATAAAATTAAATATATTTTTTCGCATTTCAATATTATCTTTATTTATATTTTCTTGTATTAATGATACAACTTTAGGAATATTATTATATGAATCAAATCCTATATATAAATTTCTAGGTATTAAATCATCCATATCTTTAAATCTTCTACCTACTAATAATGATCCTACTCCACCATATTGCCAAAATCTACAATCTGTATAATGTTTTATATCATATCCAGTACACGCCGCAATAATACATGGTGAAGATCTACCAATACTTGCAAAATTTTGTTTAGTATCACCAGCTTTTCTTTGTTTTATATATATAGGAATATGTGCACCTAATTGATTCAAAAAATTAGATCTATCCTCATGAGCAGTAGGATTTCCAGTAAACACCGGCTTACCAAAATCAAACTTCTTATCATATTCAGGCATCTTATCAAATGTTAATGAACAATAAGGAAAAAAATGTACCGGAATATTCCAATATTTAGTAAATTTTTTAATATTATGTGTTTGTCCAATTAATGCCATATCAAATGCATAACTTATATCATTAAAATATCTAGGTTCATGTCTAGCATCTTGCATAGAATGTATTATTTTTGTTCCTACATATTCTCTTAAATTTTCAAATATGCCCATAATTGTCATCGTATCATGCCAATTATGAAATGTTAAATGTGTAAATAATATATCAGGTTCAAATCTAAATAAATTTTTTTCTATACTTTGAATAGTATTTTCTTTATATTTTAATGCTAATACATTATGACCTAATAATTCTAATCCTTGCCAAGTCGTTTTACAAAACCAAGAATATGTTTTTTGCCAAGTATTTTCAACATTACCTAAAATACAAATTTTCATGTTTTATTTCCTTATAATATTCATTTAAAATACAATTTATAATCTCTATATCAACAGATGTTAATTTAGAAAATTTTGGTGAATTTGATATTCCATGAAAGGTTTTATTAGTTGTTATTGATGGATGAAATATATGCTGTGGATATATATGTTCATCAATATTTAAATAATCAAATATTTCTCTAACATATAAATACGGATCTGAATATAAATCTTCATACTTTAAAAATTTAATATTAGTATATCTAGATTTTATATATTTTATATATTGAGTAGTTAAACCCCACATATGAGTTAATCTTTCTATCTGACCATACCTATTCAATGGATACTGAAATTTTATATTTGTATTTCTAGAATTTTTAAAAAATATATTAAATGTTTCTTCTTTACCAAACTCATAAAAATTTCTAGATAAAATACTTGATATTACATCATATGGATTACGTTCTATATATATAATTTTCTTAAATATGGTAGACATATTATGTAATTGAAAATTTAATCTTATAGATTTTATACCGATAATTTCTGAATTATCCCAAATTTTATTTAAAAATCCTTCAGTTAATTTATTATGAGCTATATCATGGTGTAATGCATTTCTTAATAACCATGGTGATCTAATATTTTTATATAAAATATTATCTAAATATTCATATAATTGAACATATTCTTTTCCTAAAATTAAACTATTATATGCATATTTTTTAGAATACGTTTCATTTACTGAAGGGTGGAATGGTTCGAATAATATTAATTGATTTAGAGTTCTTGCTATAATATCTGATAACCAAGTTGTTCCAGATCTACCAAATCCTGCAATTAGAATATACAAATTAATTTCACCATCCTTTTTATTTATTTGGTAATCCGTTTACACCTTTATCCCAATCTATATCTTTTCTATTATATTGGGAGGTTTCATATCCTTCTGCACCCCAACTACAAACATCTGTTTTATTATTATATACTAATTTAAAATATCCACCTGTAGTTAATTTTTTAATATTTTTAGATTGACATTTTGGGCATTTTGTCCCAATAATTGTTTGCCCATTATTAGCAAACTCAATTTCTTCCCATTCATGTTCACATTTTTCACATTTATAATCAAAAATAGGCATCTTTATCTCCTCATTACAAAATATACTTTTTCAAAAAATATTCTATTGTTTTTACTAATCCTTCAATAGGACTTTTTCTTTCAAAAAATATACTCATACATTTTTTATTATCAAAATTATAAATACCGTCTTCTTTAAATTGTCCTGGAACTTTACCCCAGGTAAAAGTTGGTTTATTATATATATTAGAAATAAAACTCCAATGTGAATTTGGTGTTATTACTGCTTTAGAATTTTTAATACTTCCTAATATATCAGAATATACATTTTGAAAATACATAGAATCTTTTAATATTAAATTTTCTTCTTTAAGATGACATTTCATATCCCCAATTACAATTACATCATCAGAAAATTCTTTAAGTTTTTTTAAAATTTTATAAGCATTTTCCTCCTTCATTTTTTTATGAGGAATAAATACTATTTTATTATTATATTCTTTTTTTTCTGTATATGGCAAAGGTTCATATATTTTCTTATATATAGGAATTTGAAATTGACTTTTAATATATATTACATTATAATAAGTAAGATCCTTTAATTTACAATTTAATTTTGAACATATATGAGATTTAAAATCTTTACATAATTTTTGAAAATCTTTTTGTTTTAACTCTTTATGAATATATCTAACTTGATGTAATTCATCTCTTAATAATGAATCAGGTACATTATATATACTTTCATCAGATAACCAATCATATAAAAATCTTCTATTACTATAAATAGATAAATGTATATTTTTATGATTATTTACATATGTTAACCATTTAACATATGGTAAAAAATGAAATATCTCATATTCAAAATCCCCAACAAAAGGACCAATAACTAAGTTCACAATTATCCTTCAATAATAACGTTGCCGTTCCATTTCTCAAATATATATAAATTTTCATTAAATGTTTTAAAATCAACTAAAATAACTTCTAAATTATTCAAAGTATCTTCTAAACAATCATATAAAATAAATTCTTTAACACTATTAGTAACTCTATTCATATTTAATAAAACTTTATTATTTTTTCTAAAAAATGAAATAATATTATTTAAATTATCTAAATTTTCTACATAAAATTTCTTTTGTATATTTTTAAAAACTGAATTATAAAATTTTATATTATTATCTACAACAAAACGTTTTGTCATTGGAAAACAATCAAATACTTTATTTATTTTTTCATATGTAGGATATTCAAAAGCTAATTTAATTAAATGTACTTTAGAATTTCTATACTTTAATTCTGATTGTTCATCAACAATCAAATAATCTTGTCCAATTTTAGTAATCTTCATTTTAACAATTTATCCTCCTAATTTCATCTTAACTATAACTTGTAATTTATTAAACGTATTATCTAACACATGTTCATATATATTTATATCAGGCCAACTAGTTTTTATTTCATTTAAATCCTTTTTATTATATTTATATATAAAATATTTTACCACATCAGAATATTTAGACTCATTAATAAACTTATTTAACATTTTTTTACCAGCATCATCATTATCCAATGCAATAATTATACCCTTTTCAGTATGTTTTAATAATTTTTCTATAAATTTGTCGTCAATATATGCTTGTAATAAACATGTTCCATTATTCCCAACAGATAATGCATCTAATAATCCTTCAGTAATAATAATATATTTAGAAGAATCAAATTTATCTAAATTAAATATAATAATTTGTTTTTCTGTTGGGGGATTTAAATATTTAGGATTTAATCCTCTAGCCTGAAAATATACCATTTTTTCTTCTTGAAAAATTGGTATAATAATCCTATTAGCATATTTACCACAATATGCATAATATAACTTCTGATTATCTGGAATTTGCCTAAATTTTCTAAAAGACTTTATAATCTTTTGATATTTCTTTTCTGAATATCCTTTATACTCTTTATCTTCTTCTATACATTCTTTTAATATATATGAATAATCTTTATATTCAATTATAGGTGTTTTTTTGTTTTTGATTAAAGGATTCAATTTTCGTTTTATAGAATCTGGATTATATTTATATAATGTTCGATACGCTTCAGAAGAATTTAATCCTGTATATTTACAATAAAATTCTATAAATGAACCATGTTCACCACAACGAAAACAATGGTACCCTGGGGTACCATTGTTATAATCAATATGAAATCGTTTTACATTTTTTTTAGTTTGAGAATCTCCACATAAAGGGCATCTAAAATTCCAATGTGTTCCACTATTAGAAATATTCACATCTGGAAAATTAGATAATATAAAATCATTAATAATATCTTGAGAAACCACATTATCACATATTATTATCCTTTTTATTCAATATATTCTAAACAATCATAATCAAATGGAGAAAATAATTCTATATCTTCTAGTATATAATCTTTCCAATACCCATTTCTACACCAAACATTTCCTAATTTTATTCTACAATGCTCACAATTTTTGCATAATTTATTATTGTAATTGTTGTTCGATAATTGCATTTCCTATTTTTATTCGAAGCTTCTTTGGAAGCATTTTTACGAATTCCTCCTGTGTTAAATTCATTCCTTTCTCTGATAAAATATCATAAACTAAACAAAAACATGTATATTTGTCTTTTGTACCTAAATCCCACTGTGCCGCCTTAAATAACTTATTAAAAACACGTTCTAAAATTAAATTAACTCCCATATGAGAAATTTTGATTTTATCTGCAATCTGTCTATCTGTCATTATCATAAACTATTTCCTTTCATTTATTAATAATTAATTATATACTAAAAATTAAAAAAAATAAATAGTTAATTTAAACTAATTCACATTTTTCTCCAATACATGCATATTCTTGAGCCCCAGTTGTATTATCTTCTTCTTCAAACTTATCTAATTCATTATAATCTATTTCTGGCATCTTGTTAATTAATTCATTGTATTTCTCTTCAGTAATTTCTTCATATGGGGCTAATTTATAAATTCCTCCGTCATATGGTAAAAATGAAACCCCAGAAATAAAATCCCAATTCTTATATAACCAAGCTAATACTTCTAACCACTCATTTTCTTTTACATAAATTGTACAACTTGGTTTATGTGTACACCAATAATCTTGAATCATTTTCCAATATTCTAATTGTTCTAATGCAGTTTTTTCATCTCTCATAACTGCTGAATCAGGAGATTTACATGGAAACTCAAATACATAAGTTTTACAATCTTCTAATTTTTTACCTACTTCCGGTTGATATGGAACTCCTTTATTAATCATAAATTGACACATTGGATCCATAGAATCAACTCTTACTCTTCTAATATAATATGGAGAATATCTAGGATGAATTCCTGAACTTGTATTCATTAATTGCGAAACATTTCCACTCGGTTTTACCGCAGTAAATGAAGTTGACATATTAATTTCTAAAGCGTGACACCATTCTTTCATAGTAGATAATGCTTCTTGTTTCATAGCAAATAACCATTCTTTTGCTTTAGTAGATTTACGATTTAAAACATTATTATCTGCTAATCCAGTTAAACTTACTCCTAATAATCTTTCCTCTTCACAATTCTTTTTCCAATTTCGATTAAGAAATTTAAAATTAGTTAATGTACTTTGAACTACTCCTAAAATAGTAGCATTTCTAACTTTTATTTTTAAAGTATCTAAATCATCATTTTCACGAATAATTACTTCACTTAAATTACAAAACTGATTACTTCTTAATATAATTTCACTATTATGTACTAAAATATCGTTAGCAAAAAAATTATGATTCTTAGGACAATTTATATCATACGTATCTTCATTTTCTACGACGTTAATTTTTTTAATTCTTTTTTTGATAACTTTATATTTTTCCATTCATTTAATTCCTTTATATATGTTGTATTTAATAAATATGGGTTTAAATCATCAATTATTATAATATTCACATTATATTCTTTTTTTAACATTTTAATTTTATAAAGTCTTAGTTTAAATCTAGATCCTTTTACTTCAACTATATATTCAATATTATTTTGAATTATTTTAAAATCTGGTAAATATGATTCCCCATTCGATAATTTAAATGATTTATAAATTGGATCCCAAATTATATTATTATAATCTAACCATTTACAATATACATATTCCCATGTACTTCTTAACCAAATATATTTTCCATTTTTTCTTTTATAATATCCTTGAATTCCAGTATTAGAATTATCTATAATATTATATCCTTTTTCTGGCCAATTATACCATGGACTTTTATTTCCGGAAACTCTTTCTGATCTAAATTTTTTTAATTTTTCTGTTACAACATTTTTTCCGGTTCGTGTTTTTAAATTTAAATAATTTATTAATAAATTTCTTGTTTTTGTATATGATAAACCCAAACATTTAGCAATAATTTTAAATCCATATCCACTATTATAAAAATCTTCTAAATATTTTAAAGAATCTGAATCTAATTTATTTTCTTTTAAAAACCTTTCTCTTTCAGATTCTTTTTTAAATTGATTTTTTATATTTTTCTTTTTTAATACTTCATTATACCATTTTAAAATACTTTCTTTATGATTAATATCAAAATCTACTTGCATTTTAATATTCCATGGATTTTTTTTCATTTTTATCTCCTATATAATTATTTATAAAAAATAAAAATGGAATTAATCCATGTAGCATATTTTTATTAAATACTTAATAAAATATCATCTTTTGTTAATTGAGCTGCTTCTATATATCCCCGGTTTTCTGTATAAACTTTATGATCTGGGGTTAATTTTAAACGTTCCCCATCCTCTAATTCTAATTCAATTAACGTCGCATTTTTTCTTGTTTGTTTTCCATATATAATATTTTCATATTCTAAAGTTTTTGAATTTATATCATATGTTAAAATTTTATAATCTCTAATATTATCAATTAATTCTTTAATTGTAATATTCCCTTTATCGGTTTTAATTAATGTATCTGCCGGTAAACAACATGGATTGGTTCCAAATTCATAATTTGTATCTCGTCTTCCATCTTTAGCAACTAATCTTTTTGCTCCTTCTCTATTAAAAATACCTCGTTCTCCAGATTTTGAACGTATTAAACTAATCCATTCTTTCATTAATATTTCAGGAGAAGGTTTTTCTGTATATGCAACAGAATTATTGGTTAATGATCTCCATGGAGTTGTCATCCAAAATTCACCATCTTTTGCATGACGCATTCTTTCATCACTTAAATTAGATAAAGAAATGCATGCTGCTCGTCTAGTTCCTCCAACAACAACTACTTCAGAAATTTTACAACATATATCATGAACTTCTAAAGAATTTAATTTTCTTCCTAAAGAATTTTTAAAAATATTAGTAATAAATTGAATTAATTCTCTATATGGTTCGGGGCCTGAAGCTCTTCCACCAAAAGTTTTTAACAATGATCCGGCAGGACGAACTTTAGATAAATCTAATGTTAATTCTTTTCCTTCATATAAAGCTTTTATATATGAATATAAACCCTCTGCCCATCCTAATTTTGAATCTTTAACAACTAATACTTCATCAGATTTTTTAATCTCATCAGGAATACTTGGTAAAGAATTTATATATTGTCTTTCTACAGAAAATCCTATACCACACCCTGCTAATAAAACCATAAACATTTCTGCAAAAGCTTTAATATTATCTATAGCAAGATATGAACAATTATAGCCAGAGGTATTATCTCTTTCTAAAGCTTTACCCGCAGACCATAAAGCTCTCATAGAAGGAACAACTTCTAAATTTAAAATACTTTCACATACTTTTAAAAATTCATCTTTTTTATTTTCAGGTACTCTAGATTCAAAAAAATCATAATATCTTTTAATAGTTTCTGGCCATTTTTCTCTTCTATTTAAATCTTCTAACCATCTTGCATAAGTTCTTTTATATATAAATTGTTGGTATGCACTTGGCCACTTAAAATCAACATCAAAAACTTCATCTTTATTTCTCAATTATATCAACCTCCAAAAATAACATATTATAATTATATATACATATTAATCATTGTAAACATCTATTTTTAAAACTATTCTTTTGTAATACAGGAGTAATATCTTTTATACCTTTATCCGTAATCATTTCAATTATATAATCATCATTAGATAATTCGAGAAATCTATTATATGCATCTTCATAATTATATGTAATAAAACAATTATTATACCCATATGACAAATGCGTAGATTTCTCAAATTCAATTCTTTCTCTATTATTAACAATAATAAATCTATCTTTCATTATTTACCTCATTCTAATAAATATATCTTTGCTCCATATACTCCTTTATCTGTATAAATTTCTTTATAATTATACATTTTAGCTAATATTACAAATTTGTCATATAATTTAATTCTATCTTGCATTGCTTCAAATAAAAAATATTTAGATTTAACTTCATTAATAAATTTAATTAATACATCTTTTAATACCCCAAAAATTTTAAAAGCATTAGTATTTCCTAATGTTTCTATACTTCCATCTGCTTGAAAATGAACCCCATATACATCTTTATCTGAATCAACATATTCTGATAACTTAGTCTTATTTTTAATTTCATTATACATTGGACTCATATATGCTTGTCCTAACATAATTATATATTCCCTATCATTAAAATAAAAAACTACTTACCAAAAATTCCTAGATCGTTTAATAACTTCATGTTTTATATCTTTTGGCATATTAAAAATTTCATTTATATATTCTTTAAATGTTCCCAATATATATATCATCCAAGTTTAATATATATATTTATAATTTTAATTCTTTCATTTTACTAAATCCAAATATTAACCATGAATAACTTTTTCCTATATATTGTTTTTCATTTATAATATTATTTAAATCTCGTTTATCTATTTTTAAATTAAACGAAAACCCTATGGAAAATGTATATTCATAACCTAAAACATTTGTTTCATTATTTAATGTATATGCAAAAATAAAATCTATTTGTTTATCTATAAATACTATACTTAAATTAATCATTTAGATCCTCATACAATAAGTGATTCATATATTTCTGGTAATAATAAATTTAATTCAGTTAATAATGGAAACATAATTTCCCTAATTTGAGGATGAGCAGCTTTAGAAGTTCTAAGATTTAATATATGATACCATTCACGTAAATTAGTAGTAGTTACTATTTCTGTCTTTAAACTATTAGGTAATATAGATCTTGCTTCTTGAGGTTTCCATCCATGTTCAATTAAATCATTATATCTTTTTTCACAATATAAACAATAATGAATCCATTCAGAATCATTATATTCTAAATTTTCAGAAACGTCACTATAAAATTTATATTCTCCAGGACTAATATTTACCCATGGAGGAATAATAAAAGTCATTCCTTTTTTATTATAATTTACATATCTGGTGCTCTCCTGAGAATAACTTGCAAGTCTATGACGAACTAATTCATGAGTAACTCCTCTATCACATATAAATCTTACACTTATATTAAAATGTTCCAATACACTATAATGACCAGATTTAAATATCCCACTAACAAATTTACTTGAAGAATTTTCAGTAATTTTATCTTCTGATTTATAACATGTTCGTCCACATAATTCTATATGTTTTAAAACTTCTTCTCTATTAATTTTGGTTAAAATTTCATGACTTGGTTTTACTAATAACATTTTAAATCTCCATATCTTCAATCACAATCTAAACATACACCATTGGTGTATGTGAAATAAATTCATATTTTATTTTCCAATTATTTCAAATTTCCAAACTCTGGCTTTACAGTTTTTATTATTTTTTACCCAAGTTCCCCATGCACTTAATGGCACACGTACTTTAATTTCACCTTTAGGCCAAATACCAAAGCCAAATGAATTATTAATATTTGGATTAATATCACAATGCCAATCTTTATACAT